TGTATCTAGCAGAGAGTCTGACTCTTTATAACAATCTGTGTCCTCATTGATCACAGTATCGAAATGACTTTCATCAAGATACTGACCAAGAAGATGCTCACAATCAAGTTTAGATTCTGCTACAATAATTTTAACCATATATTCTCCTATTAAAACCTACCTAGTATATAGACAGGTTTAAACACTACATAATAAAGAACCATTATACTATAAACCACGTGGTTTGTCAATGCATTTTCAACACATCGTCGAAAGAAATCGGTGTGTAGTTAATCTGCTCCACGCATACACACAGGTAGCGAGGGTCGATCTCTCCATTGATCATGATCCGATTGCCATGCAGGTGACCGTGAACGTTAAGTTTGAATCGCTCGCTCACGCAGTCTGGGTGAAGAGGTATATGAGACAGGATGAACTGATCCACAAACACGCGAACGCCATGAATCTGCTCGAATCCTGCCCCATAATAGTCCTTATCCTTGTAGATGTCATGGTTTCCACGGATAAGGATTTTCCGCCCATTCAGACGCTTCACTGTTTCCAGATGGCGTCGGGCGATTACTACATCCCCAAGATGATACACTGTATCTTGCGGACGAACTGTCTTGTTCCAGTTGTCTACCATCGCTTCGTCCATCTCCTCGGTAGAGGTGAACGGTCGAAGAGGTCTACCATCCTCTAGGGTAAACTTTTCCCATGTGCTGGCATGACCAAAATGGGTATCACTGATTAGAAATCTAGCTGGCATTTGAGTTTACTTTACGTTGATTAATAATTGATAAGAGCATTGCATAACTGGCAATCATAGTAGCAAACGCTGTCTTATCACCATCGTATGCGAGATTACTAATGATGCTAAACACCACGATGTAGAACAACCACTCAAGTAAACTCTTGAAATGTTTGTTAATCTCATTCACAAAAATATTCCAAGAAATACGCATTACTTTGAAACCTCCTGCGCTGCACACCACTTGTGATAAAGACCGACTTCGCGACCATATGCTTCGATCTCCCAAGGAGCATCGAAATAGGCATCTTCCTTGCCCTTGGGTTTCCAGATTTGACCCATCCACTTGCTGTAGATTTTGAGACCACCACGAGCAGCGACCGCATGACCAGTCGCGAGTTCGTTCTTCGCGTGTTGCTTAACGTGAACCATTTCGTGACCAAGAACCTTGATCATCTCATTTACATCTTGGTTCTTAAGACCGATCGTGAACCAGCGAGGGTTCTTCGTACCATCCTCATCGACGCACTCACCTTCGAGGTCAAAGTTTTTCCAGACTTCGATATCCAACGTGAGGTTGCGAACCATACGAGGGTCCATCAACTGGGTGGCGAAAAACTCCGCTGCCTCGATCAACTTCTTCTTATCAGCGCGACGACCAACCAAACCTGTAACTGTGATATCCATAACAAAACCTTTCAAACTATAATACCACTATACCCTAAAAAGGAATAAATGTCAAGCCGCTAATTTCATCTCTTCACGTTGTTTCCTCTTATGGTCTTGATAATATTTCTGGTTCGCAGATGAGGTTACCCAACGCAGATTTTCGATACCCCAATCATACTTGTCAAGATTGATATGGTCAACCTGCAATTCAATGTTATATCGTTTCTCTGCTGCCAATATGTAATTCTTCCACTCCACTGGCAGATGTTCAAACCCTTCTGGGCGATTTTCTGGAATCGGAAACGGGATAAAAGTATGTGCCATTAGCGTATGACAGGTGACACCTCTCCCCACAGCAACACGAGGGTATGGGTTAGTATCATTTTCCTTGGGATAATAGATTGACAATTCGGTACCACGTTTACCAAAGAAACGACCGCATCGTGTAACATGATAACCCTGAAGAACTTCGCCTTTATAAACCACAGGATACATTTTCATAAAATCACCTTTCATAATGTAAGAACACCACTATACCGTAAAATGGTGGAAAAGTCAAGCCCCTAATTTACATCATCCGAATAAAACATGCACACTGACATTCAGCGTGTTCGGTATAATCTGTTGCTCTTGTTTGGTGTAGAGAAAGTCCAGACGTCCATCGTTGTTGACATCCCACATCTCAACACCTGACCATGTAGAATCCCATGGTGCTCGGAAGGTCTCATCTACTTTAAAGGTCTTACCATCATTGATCAATATCTTCGTGTCAGGCATGTATCCAGTTGACACTATGTCCAGCAATCCATCGCGATTCACATCGGTCACGTGGAGTTTGCTGTTCCACCGCTGCTCGCTGATGACAAACGTCTCAGTCTTACCATAAACTCCATTAGTCTGCCCAAAGACATAAACGGTAGTTCCACGGTAGAAAGGTTGCTCGGCAGTAGTTGACATCACGATTTCCCGTTTCGCATCACCGTTAAGGTCGGCGATCGAGATATCCGTAACAACACGTCCAGGAATACTCAGAGTTTGCGTAGCACTATACTGCCCACCGTTATACCGAAGGATAATGCTGTCGACCTTATCACCACCGAGAACTAATTCGGATACTCCGTCAGCGTCTAAGTCGGCGAACTCTGCGGCAGAATACTTAGATGCATCCAACCCATTCGCGAAAAGGTCATCAAGTCTCGTGAAGATACCGCGACCATCGTTTACCAGAAAATACGGTTTCGTCATCGTAGGTTTCCATGCGAGGTTACCGACATAAATGTCAACATCACCATCGTTGTCTATATCAGCAATCGCCGTAGAGTGCGTAAACCCCTTCGTGGTTGGAATATTGGTACTCTTATCAATGAACCCACCACTACCGTTGCCGAACAATAACTTGTTCTGCCCACCACCAAAGTTTCCTGCATCATATCCTGCATCGCCAATGAATACATCCTTATACCCATCGCGATTAAAGTCTGCAATCTCAATAGTATCTGCTGGCATGGAAGTCGAAACTACGCTGCTTTTCTTAGTGGCAAATATAGTTGAACTGTTGTTCGTCAGACTGTATGCAAACTCTTCACCATACACATCAGGTGCTGCTACATTACTAGGAAAGTATGACTTCAATACTGATAGATGATTACCTACCACATAGAATGACTCTATAGAATGTTCAAAGGTATACTTACCATTGACATTAGTGTATGGTATAGTGATGTTAATACCATCAATCTTTTGTGGTGCTGAGAATAATGCGGGACCTGCAACTGGTGGAGTTACCACTGGAGGTGTAGAAGGTGCTGGAGTAAATGGTGGCACCGTTATGATAGGAGTACTATCACTGCTGCTACCACCACATGCAGTGAGTAGCAGTAGCACTAAAATGGGTGAAAGTTTTTTCACGGAAACATTTCCTCATCCCTGAGCATCTCATCGCGCTCCTCAGGTGTGGTTCGATTAGTCATGATACCATATATCGTAAGACCTATGAGCAGTGATACTATAATTAACAACATAATTTAATGAATTCCTTTAGGTCATTAGGTATAGTCTCTCTTAGAAAAGGACTCACATCTGAGGTTCCCCTATTTCCGAAAGGAATACGACCAGTCAAATTTCCTAATGGTGCTAGTATCAACCTAATCACTTGGCCAAACACTTCTTTTACAGAACGAATCTGTGTAGCATAGCGTAGCATAATAAAATGTGACCACACATGGTCGTAAATATTGTACTGCGAGACTATATGTATTCTTTGTAAGTGATTCCAACTTTGACCTACATCACCTCGCTGGGATGCAAGTTGAAAACCTTCGTATTCATTCCTTATTAAAGTCGTTATACCGATAGTACGTCCTTGTTCTTTAAGATTTTTAATCTTGTTGAATATCATGATTATGCTTCCTCCACCGTGGCAAACCCTTTGTCAACTTCACGATGCCTTGCTGCTTGCGCTTTCTTTACGTTCTTATCAGAGAGTCCCAGACCTCGTGACCATTCATAGCGATTGAGCAGCACAGATATACCATAAGTTGTAATGTACTCATAGTATGTAGGCATGGTAGGTGCGGTTTCCTGTGCGAACTCCAGAGACTCTGTTTCGGCCGCAGCAATTTTTTTTCTTGGCATTTTGAATCCTTTTATATGTGGAAAGGTATGTGTGGTGAACTGTTGCTCGATGTTAAAACAAGTCGACGCTAAACCCGAAATATGGAGAGGGGACCCGAGTTTCAAAACCATAGCTCAAAACTGACAGGGTCTCAACTACTCCTCAATCAACTGTCAAACCCCACGAGGGACACGCATCAATCGCGTCACATCCTTATCGAGGAAATCTCCAGTGGCACTCCACACCCGAAAGGCGACACATTCGGTCTTTCGAATCGCACACTCTTCCATACGTGCACATCCCTCACAGGGAACATCGCGCACATTCTCAGGGATAGGGAGGAGAATCTTCGAGTGAGTGCATGGATCACTCATGAATTCATTGTCAAAACCTATCATGTCCATTATATTTTCTCCATCATTCTTGCATCGTATAAGCGAGTTGCTTCTATACTGAGAGACAATACAGCAGTTGCATTGATATTACAAGCGATGTTCACCACAATCCATTTAGCAATGTATGCAGTGATACGATCTTTACGAGATAACATATTATGCAAACTCCTTATCAACCCATTCTTGACGACGAGCATATGCACGCCGATTATACTCTAATACTTCGACTTGCTGGTTGGTGTAGTCAACGATTGCTACCAACTCATCAATACCCTTGGTAGCGATGTCAGCGAGGCATCCTGAGATATACCCAGCGATGTAGGCAGACTCTGCATTCTCAGGGGCAAGTGCACGAAGGTTGGTGTAGAGTTGCTCGACCAACTGAGCAGTAGTATATGTTTTCATGATATTTCCTTTTCTCATCATTATAACTCCACTATACCCTACTTTTACAATAATGTCAAGCCCCTAATTACAGAACTTTCCCATCAAGAACGAACTTATTATCATCACCGAACACCAGAATGCCATCATTCATCATGACACGCAGAGGAGCAGCACCTGCTTCCATCTTGGCAAAGTAGTCAGCAGGTGTATAGTGCTTCACCAGTGCCTTCAGGAAGTTCGCCTTGGTGACTGGACCACGATGCTTGAAGCGAGCAACGAACTTTACCTCAACAGTGCCATTGACATAGAACACCGAGTCACCACGAGTAACCAAATTTTGCTTCGTAAAAGTAGTCATAATCATTTCCTTTTCAAACTATAATTCCACTATACCTGAAACTGCAGTTTTGTCAAGCCCCTAAATCACATATCGTGAAATTAAATTATCCCAGTTGATGCGGTACTCTAGGTTGAGTCTTTGAAACTCTCTGAGTTGCGCTACCTTATCCTCTGCCTGTTGAAATATCTTATAAAGGTCTTGAAGGGTGTAAATGTAATTAGTATTAGTCATAAGCTTTAGTTCCTTTTCATATACGACATAGTCATTATACCTCGAAACAGGACAGTTGTCAAGCCTAAAACGAAAAAAAAACACCCACCGATTTCTCGATGAGTGCTTCTTTGCCCTAGTGAAAAGGAATAACGCTAGGACATAATCATACGATGTGGTGCATGCCGATTGACATAGTTCGAGGCATACTTCTCCACATCAGACTTGGAACCACGGCGACTGTCCACCCATGAACCCCTGTAGTAGAGATCCACCTCATACAGCGGCATTGGACCAGTGCGGATCTTCGTAATAGTAGCGTCTCTCATACAAACCTCCATCGTTAAGTAACCATTATACCGTATTTATGGGCAAATGTCAATGGAAATGTGTGATTGATTTTTTAAATCAGTGTGGCGCGATGTGATGAAATTTCTTTGGGTGCGCATTAACACAGGTCTCCACAGGGCACTACAGGCATCCACACACAGACCTAATTCAAGACCAGTTCAAGACGTGCAAAGCACTAAAAGTTAGCGAATTTCACTACTTTTCTTTACAGTACATGCAATAGAGTAATGAATACACCACCAACTGCTGCTGCATTCAGTAGTGTTACCTTACGTATAGTATCATTCTTCACGTCTTTCCATACATAATATGCATTCAATACCAATAATATTACACCAAATACATTCATTATCATTTACTTTACTCCAAACAGTTCATCTAGTGCTATTTGCTTCTCAGATGGAATACGGTGGTTACCATACGCTTTCCACGCAGCCAGTTTAGCATCATCATTCAGTGTATCATACGTCCATGTGTGGATTTTCTCTATCAGTGCATCGCGGTAATCATCACCCATTCATCACCTCCAGTATCACTGACTCCAATGATGCTCTCTCATGTTCCTTTATTACTAATGCATCATCCATGTATATTGCAACATGAGTAGCATTATCCTCAGTGACATACTTACCATTGGTGTAGTTCGTATATCCTAGTTCATTTTCTATGAGAAAATTATTCATTTTTTTATAGTTTACCCGCAGGAGTCAGAGTTTAAACATACCTGCTTCACCTTTGTGCGGTCCACTGACTCCTTTGAAGGTCATCGATCCTACATTTTTTTCTACACCAGTATCCTTGTGCGTTCCAGTAATATAAGATACTGTTCCATCACCTACCTTGGCACTTAGATTTTTAAACTTTGAGAGATGTTGTTCTACATGTTCTGGTGGATCATAGATTACTGGAGTGGCATTACCAGTTTTGTTGTTCACCTTAGCATGGATTACAGTATGAGGAATGTGTGTTTTCGGTGCAGCATGATGTCGAATAAAGTCGCGTAGTTCTGCATCTGATTTCTTTGCCAGTGCATCTGCATGCATTTGGGCGAATTGTGTGCGCATGACATGCGCTGCTTCTTCGGCAGATTTGTGTTTTTCTGGATTGTTTGTTTTATCTGCCTTCCAGTTTGTATGACGTGCTTTCAAACTACCATCATATCCCATGTTTTCCATGTTCGATTTGTGTTTGTCAAACAGTTGAAGCATGTTTCCATGTATACCACTGTGATGTTCCAAATCTTTCAGTCCAGGGTTCTTTAGATTGGGTTTTCCAGCACCATACTTAGCAGATATACCATGGAATCCACCCTTGTGTGACATAATAAGATCTGCATTTGCATTTAGATCCTTGACTCCAGTGGTTTTCTCATGATCACCTGCCTTCTTAAGTGTATCAGCATTGGATGTCCAGTGCACATTGGTAATCTTGTGTGGAAATGACTTCTTAAATTCCTCCGCAGATTGCTTCGCATGACGTTCGATCTCAGCATATGCAGCAGGAGGCATACGCTCCTTCAGTTTGTCATGCACCTGTTCAGCAGTACCACTGTGCAATGGATTCTTGGAATAACTACGATGATGTTCAGGTAGTGTTCCCTTTGGATGAAGATGCTTCGCTAGTAACAGTTCGAACATCTTACCCTTGTCATCATTCTTGACACTTTTGGTTTCTGCGACTTCAGTTATATACTGATTAAAACTCTTTATGGACATGTGATTTACTCCGGAACAATTTGTTACCATTTATTAATACCAATATACTATAAAATAGCGAAAAAGTCAATTATTTTTTGAGAATGAATCCAATTTTATTTCCACCAGGATTGGCAGCATTAGAATGGTATTCAAAGATGAAATTGCTGTCCTTGAATCCCTTGAGATCATACTTCAGCGTAGTTGCTGACAGATTGACATACAATTGTTCGATGTTATTAGCACGCACGATGTCAGTCAGAAAGTCAGTATTCTTTTTGGTTGCATTCACCTCAGTAACCAATGCATATGCCATGGGAGATAGGATGGTGCCATTTCTCTTGCTGGTCGGAATTTTCCATATCTTTTCAAAAGATGTCAGTGGTACTGTTCGACCGATCTTGTCATAGAATTCCTTGGTCAGCAGCGTATGTGCCTCCTTTGGATCCTTGTATTGCTTCAACCATTTCTCGATGTCATCCGCAGTATACATCAGTGGTTTACCGATGAGTTTACCAACCATCGTATACAGTGGTGAGTTCATTGCCTTTGCTGCCTTGACAATGCCTTCAGTGCCAGAGTTGTTGACGACTGCACCGATGAAGTCATGCACCTTCTTGTCATTGACATCAGTGAATGTTCTGCTGCCTATCATGTTCCATACAGATGAGATTGATGGTGCAGCACCACCACCTGACTTTGCAGAAACACCGATTTTCAGTTTATTGCTATACACACCATAGTAGTCAACCAGTGGTTCATTACTGCGTGCTGGGAACTCAATTGATGTCACATCACTGTCATAGTTGTTCAGGAACCACCATCCACCTGATACCTCACCGAAGTCCTTGGCAATGATAGCGAGATCTTTCGCCGATATATCCTTGGTGGCAGTATTGAGTACCGAGTTGGTGGTCTTACTCTTCTCAAGAAATACCTTGAGGAATTCTTTGATGTGTGGAGCGACCAATGTGCAAGCATCAATGGCAGCATTTGCTGTCTTGAGGTAGTCTCGCTTGGTAATAGTTTTACCCCCGAGACCTAGTCCATCAGGAGATAGCGACTTGTTGGCAATTGTTTTGACATTGGTAGGATCAGTTGTGCTTCTGATTCCTGGTTTCTGCATCATGTCAAACTTGATGCGTGCCTTGTATTTCTTACCTGCTACCTCATAATCTATAACAGGTTTGGAATCATATGCATCAGCAGATAGGTATGTAATCTTTTGACCTTTTGGTAGATTACCAGTTACCTTGGTTTGACTGATCAGATCATAGGTGTCCGCAGCATCCTTGACAAAGGTGTCAACATCACCATTGCCCTTGAAATACTTTTCCCATGCTGCTTTACCTGTAGTACCCATGCCAGTCCCTTTGTTTGGGACTATTTATTCAGACTTCAGTGCCTTCTCAACAATGCAGGATCGAACATGTTTTGCCACTGATCAATCACAACACCACGATGTTGTATGAGTGCTTGCATTAATCCATCCCAATCAACGAATTCTAGTCTATTCACAATGAGTTGTTGGACTTCCTCAGATGGCACAGCATAATCAGGTGCGAGTATGCACACCAGCATCTTCAGTCGCATCATCATGGTGTATGCATCAGCAAAGTCAGATGTCAGATGACCAGCAGCAACCAACTCGTCTATTGCCAGTGTGAGTTGTGGGTTGATGCCAATCTGTGTTTCCAACTGCAATGTGTGAATGATGAATATCATGTCCATCAATCCACCAGACAACAATTTCACATCTAACACACCTTCTGCTGCGCTACGCTGGACAGCAACATCCTCGCGTCTTAATGCTATACGATAGCGTAGATTCTCAGCATTACGTTGTGCGAGCAAAATGTCACGGATGACGGTATCAACATGTGTTCTTGCATCTGATGAACCAAATACTACACGGGATCGACCATATTGCGCAGTAATCGCGACGCACGCAATTTCTCGATAATATTGATCAAAACCTTCCACCGATGTGCAGAATCTATCGTTTGCATCCCATGGTTGAAATCCAATTACAGTTTCATACACCGCATCCAGAGCAGCAATTACCTGTTTTCCCAACTGATTGAAGTATTGCGTTGCGACCAGACTTTGTGGTCCATCAGACTCTGCTAGAGGATTACCCATAAACAGTGGAACAATGTCCAAGTCTGACTCATGTGCCATCGCCTGACCGCCCAGACTACCCAGCGCAACAATAACTAACTCACAACCTGCAATCTTACCATGTGTCTGTTCAAATTCAGTAACCGCAGCAGTTGTCAGTGTCACTAGTGTTTCCTCCGCCAAATGTGCGTAGGATTGTGCGATTTTTAGGACATCGATGTTGCCTTCGATCAACTGTTCCCTCAGGGAAATCTGTTGATCATTCATTCTTTAGTGCCTTCTCTGCTATATTTGCACAGGTGTATCCATGACCATGACCATGCGAGTGTCCGAACTTCTCGATCTTTCTCAGTGCATCCTCGTAGACCTGCAGTCTATTAAGACGTTCGGTCAGTTGCTTTGCCTGCGTCTCATTCATGTCAATCAAAAGTGATACTCCACCCAATAGTGTGCTGTTTTGCCACTAGACCATGTTACCTTGCTGCCTCGATATCGCTTATACGGAATCAGAGGTGATTCAGTTGGTAGCGGGAGTTTCTTCCACTCTTTCTCAGACATTATTTTACTCCGAACAGTTTGTCAAGCGCAGACTGCTTGTATTGATTTGCCATGTGGTAATTCAGTGCATCACCTAGATTTTCAGCGTAGTCATCTAGGACGACAACATCTGCAGATTTACCTCGGAGGTGGTGCGAATTCTGCTTCCAATCCACCCATGGATCATCATAGTGTCCCATCAGATGCTCTGACTATCACGGTTTTCGTTCATGCGCTTGATGTCAGCAGCACGTTGCTTCTTGAGTTCTTCAGCAGTAGCAACTGCATTCTTCTGCGTGTCATACTCAACCAGTTCAGCACTGGTCATGTTGGACTGTAGATCTGCAATGATAGACTGGAATCGCTGAATCTCATTGCTTAGAGGAAAATACCGAGTGGCAGATTCTAAGCGAGTTTCAGCGAGACGCAGACTATCAAACTTGGTAAAAGTTTCAGCGGTCTTGGAATTCTTCAAAATATCAATCATAATCAGTTCCTTTTCAATCTTAGAGTTACATTATACCTGATATTCATTCAAATGTCAAGCTTTATTCTTCAACCACTCTAGAATGTTCTGTGGTGATGTTTCACCATATGGATCATCCTCTGCATCATCAGTCATTCCTGGTTCGATAAACCACTGTTCAATGCGACCATTGTCAACGATGACTGCATACCGCCATGAACGGTTGCCAAATCCAAGATTGTCTTTGCTTACCAGCATGCCCATCTTCTCAGTGAAGGCACCAGAACCATCAGGAATGACCTTGACATTCTCCACATTCTGATCCTTCGCCCAGCAGTTCATTACGAATGCGTCGTTGACTGAGATACAGTAGATCTCATCAATACCTTCATCATAAAACTCTAGATGCAGTTTCTCGAAGTCAGGCAGTTGGTAGGTTGAGCAGGTGGGTGTGAATGCACCTGGAAGTGAGAACAGGACTACTCGCTTATTTGCAAAGTAATCGAAACTAGTCCGTTCCTGCCAACGATAGGGATTTGGACCCTCAATGGAGTCATCGCGAACGCGAGTCTTAAATACGACATTGGGAACAATGTCAGGTTGCACTTTCCAATTTTCCATGTTATTACTCCTCAATTAGTGGGATTGTTGTTGCTTTCGTTTCCCAGATTTCTTCGCCATCTCTCATACAAATGAAAGACTTTTCTTCAATCTTCATGATAATACCACCATCTTGACGATGATAGTAGCGTCGCTCTTCAACGCGAATCAAATTCAATTTCTCAGACATATTACTTCCTCTTCCTTTGTTGTTCAATGAAATCTTTGTTGCCAACCCATGTGTATGCCTTGTAGCGCATGGAATTGTCTGCTTGGTCCATCTGCTTGGTGAACACGAAATGTCCATCTTCCATCATCTTTTGGGCCAATTTCATTGCCATATCTTTTTTGATCGCCAATTCCATATCATCGGGAGAAGATCCTGACCCCATCAAAAAATCAAGATCATGCTTTATGGTATAATCCAGCAGTTCTCCAGGTAGATCATAATTATATTTGATTGTGCCAGCAGTGATGGTACTGTTAGGAATGCTATTGACTGGAATGGCAATGCTATCCCAGTTTGTCGGTTTGAACGTTGTTGTTCCTGTAGTTGGAGGTCCATTATAAATTGCCATTACTCTTCAACCCATACAATCTGATGTGATGCCACCACTCGCTCAACGATATTACCTTCGTCATCCTCGAGTTTCACAGCAACACCTGTTGAGTCGGGGCGAGAGGCAAAGTAATGCACAAAGTATATCTTACCCGCATCTTCCCAATTATCACTGTCAATTCTGCATCGCATGTTCTTCCTCCGTATCTACAATGTGTAATAGGTTTGGTTCTGATGATGCAAAGAACGCACGATTAAACTGCTGGTTAATTGCACTGTAATCATCAGACTTTTGTCTGACTACAAACGAAGATCGAGACTGATTAGTCCAACGGCGAAGTTCGTATCTCATACACCGAGATCTTCTTCAAGGCGATTCAGAATCCACTCATCTGGATCACCTGTCCGTGCCTTGGCAACACCATATGGCATGTCAGGAGCATAGTATGCAAATAACTTGTCATAATAACCAACATTAAAAATGTCAGCATCACCACAAACCAGAGAAATTGCTACATTACGTGGAACAATATCAAATACACTATGAATCATAATCAGTTTCCTTCAGTTTTCGCGACTTGTTCATCTTGCCACAGGTAGATACTGTCAAAGATATTTTCTTGCATCATGTCAAAATACTCATCACCATCTTCGTCAAGATCTGCCAGTTCAGTGATGCGTTGTTCAGTCAATCTGACAAGATCATCATAATCAATGCAATCACTTCGTTCACCGAGATTAGTGTAGATATGGTATCCAGTAAAATTGGCACCATCATCTTCATATGTCACTGTGATGGTGGCATCTTCATCAATCGCCAGAATCTGTTGCGATACCCAATCTGTGAATTTAATAGGGAAATCCCACGCAGATACTAAGACCAGCGTGTTGTCATAAACCTCTTCAACATAACACCACTTGGTGCCGATGTTAACAGTAGTCCACTCGTATGTGATTTCATCAGGAATATTTTCCATCAAATTCCACACCATCTTGTGGTCTTCATCACTCATTGCATCAACAGTAGTTATCCACTTTTCAACGAGGACTTGTGCTGCTTCATTACACTGAATTTCAACACGAGATGTAACATGATTTGCCATAACAGAATTCCTTTATTAACGAGTAGAAGATGGTTCATTGATAAGAGCGGTGGCACCCAACGCAAAAATACCGAGACCGACAATCGCTTGAATTGTGGTATGGAGAAAACCTGAATATTCAGGAATAAGAATGAGAACAAGCAAACCAACGAACGTCAAAAAATATGGCATTTCAATTCCTTTCAAACTATAATTCCACTATACCTCGAAATGTGATAAAAGTCAAGCCCCTAAATTCTATTTCTTGCTATATTGAAATATTCCAAGTCTTTTTCAATACCAATGAAATTTCTTTCAAGATTCTTGCATGCAAGCCCAGTCGTGCCGCTACCCATGCAATTGTCTAACACGGTGTCCCCGATAGAAGAATACGTGTTAATCATATACTCCATCAAAGCCAGCGGTTTTTGTGTTGGGTGTAAATTTGATGTAAGAATGTCTCGTTGAAACTTTAATACTTGCGTGGGATATCTAAACCCTGTATCTTTGTATTCTGTTACTTTTTTTGCCCCAGTGTCAATCAATGAACCAAGAGTCCCATTTTTTACTTTGTTTGATCGTTTTGGGCCGGTGTGAATTATCATCTGAGGATTATAAGTCGGTTGTTTTTTATAGAAAACAACTACCTCCTCGACTGTTTTACCAGCTCTTTTTTTAACCTGAGATACATTCGTTAATCGCTCTTTTTCCCAATACCAGCAATATTTAAACATTGCAGGGTTACTCATTATTAGAGCACTTGTAAAAGGTTGACATGCTGTCAGTACAATTGCTGCATTTTCTTTGCATATGCGATTATACTGTTCCCAAAGTTTTTCAAAAAGAATAACTTGATCCCACTTGCATGCTGTTGTGCCATAAGGCAAGTCGCACAAAACCATATCAATCGAATCATCGGGAATTGATAGCATCAAGTCTAAGCAATCGCCATGTCTTAAATCTATCATAACAATTCCTCCAAACTATAATTCCACTATACCTCGAAATGTGATAAAAGTCAAGCCCTAATCGTCCAATCGCTCGTCCATCCACGATCTAAAAATTTATCTATTCTGCGCGATGATAACTCTTGTTTGTGTGCAGGATTCTTCACGAGTTTCTTCTGCTTAATGCAGTCATACTGCGCACGAGAGATAAACAACTGCTGCGTTGCCATGTCAAAGTATGGCATGCAATGGATGAAGTCGAACGTCTCGCGATGTGCCTTGCATGTGCGAGTGATAACCTGCAGTTTATTCTTGAACGTTATTGCATTGGCAGTAACCAACTTGCCTTGCACCTTTACTTCTGCCATGTACCCAGGAGTCGCATCTTTGACTACATTCAGAGTCGGAGTATCACTCATTACAAATGATTCGAACCGATCAGCAGTATAAACATCCTTGAGATACACATCCCAGTCGTTTGTGATTGCACCATTGAATAACGATGCAAAACACCCACCAGTCAGAATGGAATCCTTAAAATATGGATAGGTGTCGACAGGCAGATCGGATAAGAGTTCGCGAAACTTACTCTTTACCATATCTCTGACCAACATAATGTTAGTACGTTCGTCATCATCAAACATTTAGTTTAACCCCAGTGAGATCCTACAGTTTGCAATGCAGTGCGTAATGCATCATAATGTTCGGCAAGAATGCGACGGACTTCATCACGTTCCTTTGGTGACGCACCACGAGCATCAACATAGATGTTGCCAGTCAGTCCCATCTCACCTGCTTCTTCTTGCATGTCGTTGAGCATTTCATTGGTCAAAAGTTGTGTATTAATTATCATTATTCAGTTCCTTCAGTTTTTTTACTATTTCAATTGCATCAATAAGTTTGACTGTTACCGACAACATGGTGCCGCCAGCGAACCACACAAGAAACACAATCTCGCCGATGTGCTCGCCTGTAATGAAAAACTTGGCAGCAGCATACAGTATTGCGAATAGGAATCCTCGTATCGCATTCTCTACTAGAAATTTAGTAATCAGCATGTTGCATACCTCAATGATATTCCTAATTTCTCACCGTTCATGGTAGATGTGCAATGTATTCGTTTATTGTTAAAAATTAGCATACTTCCTGGTTCAAAAAGATATGCAGTACCTGATAAATCTGACAATCCAGATTTTGGATAATGCGATAGATATTGATTATAAAATTTATCATCTATTTGCTTGCCCGTTTTATTTGTTATAGGGTATTCGTGCGGGTAACCTTTAACACCTGTGTTTATTTTAAAATACCTTACAGGATGCTGCATGCACCAAGTAACACTATCTTGTTCCCACTCTTGATCAAATATAATTAAACTCGCCTGTTCACCAGTATACATTAATGGTATTACAACATTAATAGTATTGTCCTGATATTTTTTATAATCAGTGTGCGGTAAGTATGGAGTAGAGTGTTTATAGAAATTTCCACTCGCATAAACTAGCGATTTGCCTAATGCTTGCTCGATAATTGGAGTAAACAATTTAAGACTGCTGCCAGGATCAACTTTGTTCATGGTAACAGTATCATAAGAGTCTCTACTATTATAATCATTAATAGCAAGATCGATTAACTCTGGTGTGATGACATTCTCAAACATTAGCATGTTGCGTACTTTGGTTCATAACTGTCACCTGTCAGTTGATTGTGGAATTTGTGGACATGCTTGCACTTACCATGAAATGAGAATCCAGGACAGTCACATTTCCACCCGCGATCGGTGAGTTCACTGTGATAATCCTTACCATTACAGTTGGTGTATGTCCACACAAAACCTGTGTAAAATGATTTTTTGTAATTGTATCCTGGAATCTTCAGGACTTTGTCCCACTTGGAACGGCGAACTTTTGGGTTTCTTCTATCAGTCATGTTCCCATAATACTATATTATGAGATAAATGTCAAGCCTTTTTCCAACAAGTCCATACTGCTTCTTGAAAATCTTCAGTTAAAACTGGTTCAAGATTGTTAGTTTCCACTGCCATGGCAATGTCTTTATACTGGATTTCACACCAGTTCCACACGTTCTCACGTATGTATGCACGGTACATTGCCTCATCATAGGAATAATCATGTGCCATGATTATATCACCAGACTTCAACATCTTAGAGAAAACATCGAATTCCTTGATTTTGTTTCCCCCATCACATAGGACAAGAACCTGCCCTTTTCCAGAGATATAATCTTCTACGGTTTCATAATCATCGAATACGCTCTTGATGTTTACCGAAATATTATTCTCTTCGAGGACCGCTTTGTGCTTAGTTTCTAATACATCATAGGTAATAATCTCGGCATCTGTTAAATCCCTCACTGCACGGATAAAACCACCAGTTGCGGTACCTATCTCTAACACACGAACAATATTCTCCTGTGCAAAGAGTTTCTCAAATGCTGGGTAAAAGTTCTTATTTTGTTGGGTAAAGATACCTTTGTATAGACCACCACCCCATTTGTGGTTCCATAATGGAAACTCATTGACAGGGTCAAATGCTTCACTTGGTATTCTAAATGCCATTACATGAAATCTCTATATTGTTTGCGAATGCTTGCATAATCTGTTTCTTTTTCCACATCAGTTGCAAACGTTGTAATTGCATTTTTCCAATCATCTTTTGGCATGACTGTTGTAAGAATATCCTTAGAAAGAATCTGCAATACAGAACCCAGTGCAATCATTTCTTCTTCGTCATCACAATATAGGATTGTTTCTTTAATGTAGTCACTGACATCTTCCATCAGAGCCATGCGTTTCTGCTGCCTCTCTTGGAAGTTAAGTCTCAATTTGGGTTCTTTAACAGGTTCAATCATAAACTTATTTATCATGATTGGATGCGACCCAATCTGTGAATAAGGTTAGAAATAACTACCACATCTGGATGCGGGTCTCGTTCACTGACACCTTCTGTTCGCATGCACTCAATAAGATATGAGTGCAATGCACGTTTAATAACAGGATAATCTGCTGGTGCAAATGTTCCGCCTTTTGATTCTTTAACCATTAGTCCCATAGTCCTTGATAATATTTTCCAAACAATAATATACCATTATCGATACGCTGCAGGTGTGCGCGATGTGCATCTCTGTTATACACAGAGTCTTTCATGAAGCGATCATTAAAAACACCACCACAGTTTTCATCAATGGTCTGTTCGAACGCCCAGATCATCTCGTCAATTACCCACTCCCACCGCTTATGGTGGTTGTCATCGACATCCCATTCATTCTCCTTTGCTGGTGCAGAGGTTGAGCGAAGTTCTTCGGGAACATCTTCATCTGCAACGAACGGAGAACCATGCTTGGTCTCTTTGAGTTGCTTTAGCATAGGCACAATGATCAGACCAAGAGTGTGGTCCATACTCCATGTGTCATATGGGTCGATTCGAATCTCGACCTTCCTCTCATTGAAAAACCAACGAGATACTCTGGTAATAGGTGTATGTTTATCCAACCATTCCCCTAGTGCAAAAACTGCATCATCGTCCTTGTCCTTCCAGAACAGAATCTTTTCTGCAATCTGGTATGGACCGAACCAACGTGGATATGGTCCAATATTAATCTTCACGAGAATTCTTCGAAAGTTCGGTCAGATATGCATCTTGTCCCCAGTCAAGTGGAATGTCCATATCATCGAGTGATTGCACGATCTTGGTGATACCATATACTGCAAATGCTGCAATCCCGAACACTGCCGCATATGGAATTGCTTCAATCATCTTATGTTTAATGTCATCAGACTTCATCGCCGTAAACCTTTTTAAGTTGCTCGGGTGTGGCAAACCAGTTGATCAATGTATTCAGAGACTCGATGTGTTTTTGAATCTCGATATCATCTGCTTCCTGATCACCATATACAAACACATGATTGTTTGCACCAAGATCGCCGAGAAATGCATCACGAGATCTGATAAGTTCTTCTACGACCATTGTATCGAATTGATCATTGGTAAGTGTTACTTCCACTTTATGCATCTTCATTCACCTTCTTATATCGATTATAACTGCCATCCGCCTCGACTACCATAATTTCGTCAAGATTTTGCGCCATCACACGTTGCTCGCCATCTGCTATGATGTGTCCATGATCGCGAAGTTTGCGCATCACAGCATTAGCGATCCCAAACTTGTTACGATTGGTATCCACTGCTTCCTCTACTGCATCAGCGCATGCCTCATACAGTTCTTTGGGAAGTTCCCAAGAGTGATCAACGTAAGAACCTGGAGTCAAACTACCAGCACGGCGAAGGTATGATTGCCCACCATCGACAGAGATAGCGCCGCATGTGCAAGTCACAAAGTCATGGCGATGCTTGGAGACAATGAAGTCGCCACAAGCAAGACATGTTACTGCATTCTGAATAATCATTCCGAATCTCCATATTCCAACACATTCACGAAATCCAGTTTCTGGTCTTCGTCCCAGTCTTTCAGATAAACATTATCCTCGTCAAACATGCGAAGATACTCTGCCGTATCAATCTCACGAGTAGATGTAATCATCTCATCGACGTGAAGTTGCGAGAACTCTTTAAAATCATCACCAACGCACATCGTTACTTCATCTCTGGCATGTGATTCATTCTTTGCCTCTACGACATACCGCATGCGGAATACACTGACAGTTTCAACAAGATATTTTGGCATTAATTCAACTTTCCATCATAAGTTCGCAACCATGGTTGCCCAATAACATACTTTGCTTCGAGGTCATCAGCAACCTTGTGCCAATAATCCTTGAACCATTTATTATTAGCATTATACGCTATTTGGCGGCATTTGTCAATAGATTTAAACATCATTGCATAATTAATCATTAAAATTCTCCATGAGACCAAGAAACTAAACTATAGCGAACACCCGACTTGACTGGGTCAACTTTGTGATGAACATAAGAAGGGAAGAAAATAACATCACCTGCATTAAATAGAAAACTGTATCTGTTACCCGTATACCATAATGCAAGTTTACCACCAGTAAAATCATCATTGAGCAGTGTTATGCATGATAGTTTGCGAACAGGTTTTTTGTCTAAATCTTTTACATCTGCATTCCATATGGTGTCAGTATGTTTTTCAAATTTACCACCATTGTCATATTGAATAAAGTGATTTTCTTTGGCGTATTGAGAGATGTTAATCTTAAAATAGTTCTCATTAGCGAATTTAGATATTTCACGAACCTTTTCAACCACAGGATTGTTGTGATTGATGTTGACTTGTTTAGACTCACGAATATCTTTATCATACCTATCAATGTTCGCAGAACTTAACCCGCTGTCGCGTAGTGGTTTTTGTTTCTGTTCTTCAATGAATCCTGAGAGATCTTCAAACACATTGCGAAACACAATGGAGTTATGTAAAACCTCAAACTTCATACCAATTGTAATTCCACACCTGCTTCTTGGAACATGGTCTTTGTAATATCCCAGTTGAACCCCTCGCCACTTCGAGTAGGTCTATATGTAACAACCTTCTTGATACCACGTTGAATGATGCTCTTGGCACATTCATTACAAGGCAGTAGTGCTACATACATCGTGCAACCCTCGACTGAATGCGGGGAGTTGTCTAGTGCATTTCGTTCAGCATGTGCAACAAACAGATGTTTCGTGGGTCTATCTCGGTAACGGAATGGATCATCATTAACACCACGTGGAAATCCATTGTATCCAACAGAGAGAATGCGATTGCGGTCGTCTACAATGACACAACCTACCTTGGTGTTTGGGTCATAAGACCACGTTGAGATGTGGTCTGCGAGTTCCATGAATCGCTTGTCCCACTTATTCATTTCTTTTTCTCTGCTTGAATAATGCGTTCGCGCAAACCAGAAGAACTGTAGTCATGCTTCCTAGAAAGAAACTTTACTTGAAGGTCTAAACCATATCCAGTATAATCTGTACGGTGAAAATAGTCATCACCGAGGAATCGAACATCCCAATCATATCCAGTCAACAGGTTCAGTAGATCTGCTTCTGTGTCATATGGAATTATCTGATCAACATACCTACATGCATTGACCTGAACATAACGCTCAAATAAATTCTGCACAGGTTTGTTCTTCTCAGGGCGGTCAAGAGTAGGGTCAGACTGCAGTGCTACTACAAGTCGATCGCAATACTCTTTTGCTTCACATAGCGCCAAAACATGACCTGCATGAAACAGGTCAAAACTACTGGCAATAATACCAACACGTTCAGTCATAATCAACACCTTCATCTTGTTTGCGACCCATGTAGTGATCATCGCTTACGCAATGAAACTGTGCCTGAAGACTGCTGTTGACAATGGTGCGAGTCACCTCACCTGCAAACTGAAAACACTGCTCTTTGCTGGCGGTCTCATAGACATCCTTTGCTACGAACTCGCCTTCAGCGGTAAACAGATATACAATCAACCAAAAACTCATACTATAACTCCTACAATGAGAATACCAACTACGAATGCATTTACTGCCATCAATGCTTTATCCTTCATGGCGATAGCAGCCCATCCCCACAGTCCAGCACCAGCGATAGAGATCAACAGATCTGCCGTGTGAAAATCAAACGCACGACAGGTCGCTGCGACGATGACACATGCAGTACCTGTCCATTTAATTGTTTCAAGAATATTAGTCACGCTGATAATTCTCCAACTGAGTGAAACCAAACGAAGCACAACGGAACAGTTTACCGTCAACGTCAAGAATGTCACCGACTGACATCGAGGAGCAGGAACCGAGTTTCTCGACCGTAGCACCTTCCCAAAGATTCATGGCAGCAAACGCTTCTTCCATATCAGCGGTATCAACGTTAGCAACATGGGTGTAGTACTGGAAATTCTCTGCTTTGAAAGTTCCTTCAAACGAACGATCAAAGTATGCCTTGATGCGGGGAGACGTTTCGCCACTGTTGACAGCGGTAACTTCAACGTCAGTCAACTGGATTTGGTAAACTTTAATCATTTTCACATTTCCTTTTCTCATCTTATATTTCATTCTACCCTAAAAATGAGAAAATGTCAAGCCCCTAAATCATCCAATTAGCGATCCACCTGCTTTTTTTCTGATTTTATCTACAGCATCGCGAGTCTTTACATCCTTGGTGGATTTAGAACCATATTCATTTGCAAGAGGAGAGTTGGGATTGGCATCAGCGACGCGAGACATGACTTCCTTGAAGTGATCAGGAACCTTACCTCCGCCATCAGAACCAGGAGCATGTAAGAAGTTAATCTTCTTGTAGAGAATCTTGACAGTTCCATCATTCGTAAGTTCTTTCATGTCATCATATGACATGGTTTGTTCCCACTCATCACCTGTTGCTGTGTTTATAAAATCATATACTGGCATCGGTCAACCTTTGTTGTTATCATAATAATACTTATAACTGGTAGCCCCGAGCGGTTTCGATCCGCCTTCTCGTCAGTGAAAGTGACGTGTCCTAGCCAGTAGACGACGGGGCCATAAATTTATGGTAACTGCGTATGAATGTCCAACCCAGTTACTTCTTTCCATTGTTTTTCAAAGTACTGCAATATTGTATCGATGTTCTTTTCTACTCTATCTAAATTTTTTATCAAATTTAAACGACTCATCGAATGTTGCTCGTTTAGAGTAATTTGCGACTTATCAAAAAATTCTTCTGGTAAAGTTTCAAATGTTACCAATCGAGATGATTTAGGATAAAATCGCAAGAAAGATTCGAAAATAAACTCAACATTAGCGAATTCATTGTCATAAATTAGTATCTCCTTCGCTTCTTTCTCGACACCCTTCCAATGACCAAAATACTGAGCGAGCAGAATTGATAATATTATCTCTCTTGGATTTCTTATTAACGTGAAAATTTCATGAGATGTTTTTGCTGCTTCAAACCATGCTCTTGCATCATGATATTGCACCAAATCGCGACCAAATATTTTCACAACAGCATCAGAGCGATTCATTTCCCCTAATACTGCATGCCAATTTCCGGATTCTCGAAAATCATTTAGAGTGCGAATCCTAGATAAAACATCCTTTTTATTTTCATCATAATTGCGAATATTATGAAACGCAAATGGTTCATTTACTTTTACTGGTCTTCTGCATGCTTGCATTGCCGCTGTGCTTCGAGTTCTTGGCATGCCATATATTATAACAGGTTTCATGTAGTTATTTATTTACTATTCAGAGACCAATAGCAGTGCGATATGTCTCGAGAATCATATCTTCTTCCTGCCGAACATGCGCTTCCTTTTTGCGGAGACGAATAATTTGGCGAGTTGCCTTGACATCGTAACCTTCGCTCTTAACATCAGCGTAAATTTGTTTACGGTCTAGTTTCTTGGCATCAATTTCTTGTTCAATGGTTTCGATACGCTCAACCAACAAACGATACTTATCAATTGCAATAACATCAGTCATAATATACTTCCTTTAAAAATGGAGCGCCGAGTCGGATTCGAACCGACGACTGTAAGGATTTGCAATCCTTTGCATTTGACCGCTCTGCCATCGGCGCATTTGGTACCAGCAGTAGGTAACGCTCCTACCAAACCAACCTTATGAGAGTCGGTCGTGCACTTACACTGCTGGCATTGGTGCGAATAACAGGAATTGAACCTGTGACCTTTCCCTTATCAGGGGAATGCTCTACCATCTGAGCTATATTCGCAAATTGGTAGGAGCAGTGGGACTCGAACCCACACTGGAGGGATTTTAAGTCCCTTGTCTCTGCCATTGGACTATGCTCCCATGGGGTGGAAGACGGGACTTGAACCCGCGACATTCGGTACCACAAACCGACGCTCTAACCAACTGAGCTACAACCACCATGGCGGAAGGTGTGGGAGTCGAACCCACTCAACCGTTTCTGGTTGACGCATTAGCAGTGCGTTGCATTACCGTCCTGCCCACCTTCCGCATATAATCTATTCCATCGATTTTTAGATCCAAAGAGTTTTGCTTTAGATAATTCGATATCTCTTTCTAACATAACAATTTTGGCTGCCAATTTAGATTGCTCACCATCCATGTGTTTTGGTATCAAAAAGTTCATAACAAATTCCTTTAAAATGGTGGACACTCTGGGGTTCGAACCCAGGACCTACAGGTTAAAAGCCCGTTGCTCTACCTACTGAGCTAAGTGTCCTAAACTTGGTAGACGAGGAGGGACTCGAACCCCCAACCAAACCGTTATGAGCGGTCGGCTCTACCATTGAGCTACTCGTCTATATGTAGACCCGAACGCGATCGGAATCTGCAGGAGCACCGACTACTCGACGCTCTATGTAGTGACGATCGACGAACCGATCCGTCACGACTGCGGCACGTGCATCATCCTCAGATGCATACACGCCCAACAGTAACGAACCTTCGTAATCAAACTCAGCTAATAATGCAAAAACTTCCATAACAAATTCCTTTCAATCAATATTCTCACTATACCGCGAAACGAAGAAATTGTCAAGCCCTAAAATAAAAAAAGTGCCAAGTTTTTTTCCTTGGCACTTTTTATTATGGCGGAGAGGGTGGGATTCGAACCCACGGTACCTTTCAGTACGTCAGTTTTCAAGACTGGTGCATTAAACCGTGCTCTGCCACCTCTCCTAATCTGGATGCCCTACCACGACTCGAACGTGGAACCTTCTGAATCAAAATCAGACGTGCTGCCAATTGCACCATAGGGCACTGGTACAGGATGACGGGATTGAACCGCCGACCGCCTCGGTGTAAACGAGATGCTCTACCGCTGAGCTAATCCTGCAAATTAATGTCTTACCACGTGATCAGCAGCATGTGTTGCTGCAAACGAGTTCGGTTTGATTACCGCATCAAGACCCGTAGTTCCCTTAACATACCCCAGTGCTTCTTTAACAGCAATGTTAGATTTATGCTTAGGATCTGGATTGATGTCAAGATGGATTTCTAGATGCCGTTTGCCAATTACATCAACAATTTCCGTTGCTGCTTCGATGGCAAATCCTGCTTCGGTAATTAGACGTTGCCGTAAGTTACCAAAATCGCGCATCTCTACGTTTCTAGAGAATATTTTACCACCATGCTTAGAATCCATGTGAAGAATAATAACAGTGGAATACTTAGCATACCACTCACCACTACGTTTCTTGAACCGTATTGAATCGGCACCGATATAAACAGATGATGTTTCACTTGAATTTAAAATTGCTTCTCGTGCTTCATCATACATATGTCACTTTGTCAACTCCATGTTTTATCATAGTTAAACATATTTCTTTCGGAAATATGTTTCTTTATTTCTTTGAAATTTTCTATATCAGAATAATTTATCTGAGTTGGGAAATTATTAATATTTATTAATTTTGACCAGTCAGAAAAACTTTCCGAGTCAAATTCCCTGTTATTTTCCACAACATATTTAATATACAATTTACTGGCAGGCCAGAACCATGTAAGAGTCGAATTGCATCTCTTGGCAATTTCTCTGGATCTCTCGATTATTTCTGCTGCTGATTCTTTCTCATAATGATCCATGAACAAACAATCACAAGTTATATTTTCTAGAGAATCTGCATCTTTACAGATAATTTGTATCTTATCCAATGCAATCGGCGAGGTTTTCATGAGTATTTTGAATAGATCAATCATATCTTGATTCTTTTCATAAACTATAACTTCTGTCACTTCTGACTTCATCGCCAACAAAGTCTGGACGATACCCATTCCTAAACCAGTCGTAACACAAACTCCACTGGCATGTTCTATTTCGAAAAATTGTTCTCTCGCTTGTATCTCAGTTCTTGGATCAAGTGACATCCATTCTTTGCCATCATATTTTAAAGAAAACCCTCTAAGAGTATATGATAATTCTGCTTTACCAACTTCAACAGGAAAATATTTTATAGGAAGAAACATTATTATTTACCTGTTTAAAAATGGCGAAGGTGGGGAGAGTCGAACTCCCGCTTGCGGTTTTGGAGACCGCCGTGCTACCGTAACACTTCACCGACAAAATACTAGTACCATATTTCCCTTTAACTTAATGTGTACTCTATGATATCCCAACATTCATTCACAGTCTTTGGTTCACTAAATGCGCACACCGATGGTTTTGTTTCGTCGGCAATAAACCTCGGTGTTTCTTGCGCGAAGGGTAGTTCTTTATAGATGTGAGTAATTACCTTTGTTGTTAGGCATTCTATTTTATGCAACGTTGTATAATGCATGCGATATTCTTGGTTCGGTTCCGTAATGAATGTGCAGCGTTCAATTAAGTTGATGTTTGATAATAATATCTCTTGCTGCGAGTCAGGAGCGCACTCCTTGCGTTCCACACGTAATGTAGATGTCGGGTCGGTGCCGTCTATTTCGTAAATGTAATTTTTTAACTTTCCCTTTAGAACTCTCGAGGTAAAACTAAATCTGTGTTCGTGTATATCTTCCACTAAAATTTTTGCTCTATCGGAATAAAAATGATATGATTGATTCTTACAAAATGGATACTTAACTACTCCGAGTCCCATATAATGCGGTATTCCGTTTAGTGCTCGTAATTGATCTATAGTAATCATATCCACGTGTTTATAGTCCTGGAATTTATAGTAGGTCTTATCGCATGCATATTTATAAACTTCCAGGACTTTTGGTCGGGAATGTAGGATTCGAACCTACGACCCCCTGCTCCCAAAGCAGGTGCGCTACCAGACTGCGCTAATCCCCGACTATTTAATTACTTCGAATCTGCTTCTGGAGCAGGTGCTTCAATCGCAGCAGCATCTAGAGGTGCTTCTGCCGCTTCTGCTGCAGCAAGTGCTTCATCTGCTGCTGGACCAGCGGCTTCTGATACTGATGGTGTATCTTCACTAGGAGCACACGCTGCGGTAAGTGCAATAACTGCTGCTGCCATAAAAGTCTTGATATTCATAATTAATTCCTTGGTTGTTAAAAATGGAGCCCCAGACAGGATTCGAACCTGTATTTTCTTTCCAGTTACCTTTATCTTCGTTCGTAGCGAAGGGGGATACTGAGGCATTGGAGCGGATAGTGAGACTCAAACTCACCTCTTTAGCTTGGAAGGCTAAGGCACAATCTCTATACCATACCCGCATTAAACTTATTTATTTGTTACGGAACAGTCCCCGCTGCTCTGTATTACTGTTTGCTCAATGGGGTTTCACAGGGTCGACCCTATCTCTGTTCTATGCAAACAAACCGTATTAAATGGCGACCTTGAGGGATTATGATACCCCGACCTTCGCAGTGACAGTGCGACGCTCTTCCTCTGAGCTACAAGGCCTTAAACTGGTGGGAAGGTGAGGTATCGATCCTCCCCCGAAAACGGATGAGATTTACAGTCTCACTGCCAGAGCCACTGACTTTACCTTCCCGAAATGGTGCTCCCGAACGGATTCGAACCGCTGACACGTGGTTCTTCAAACCACTGCTCTACCAACTGAGCTACAGGAGCGTAATAGTGGTACCCGTGGAGAGACTCGAACTCCCAACATTCTGGACCTAAACCAGACGCCTCTGCCAATTGGACTACACGGGCATAAAAATGAGCGACCACCTGCAGTGTGCCTTGATCAATTACGCTGCAGCGCCTGATCTTCCCAGATAGTCTTTACTGTTGCAACAGCAAGTGCTACCCTTTTCTCTTACCTTTCGGTGGGGTTCAGCAGAGGTGGTCTATATTGGTGGAGAATAACGGGATCGAACCGTTCACCTTCTGCGTGCAAGGCAGACGCTCTACCGAATGAGCTAATTCCCCGAATCTATAAAGCGAAGTGGGAGGATTCAGTTGTACCTCCATGACCCAGTCAATTACTATCTGTAATCTCGGTCAACGACTCGTTACTGGTTAAGAGGAGTACCACTCCCCGAGTCTACATTATCCCCACTGACGAGGGGATTATTCAGTCACACTTCTTACGCCGACCGTCGCCAGCGATATATCGATGAATGTAATGGCTACTGAGGTGTCGACACGCTACTGTCGGTAATTTCGCTCTTTACGTTCCTATCATTGCCCCAACCGCTTGGTCGCCACAGGAACTTCCATCACACTCAAACTGGCTCCCCAAGATGGGATCGAACCACCGACAAGGTGATTAACAGTCACCTGCTCTACCTCTGAGCTATTGGGGAATAAACTTGCCGTTTTGTTTTCACTGCATAATCCGAGGGTATATACAGCGGTTCAGCAGACGGTACTGCTTAGAAATGGTGCCCCCAGTAGGATTCGAACCCACGACCCCCTGATTACAAATCAGGTGCTCTACCAACTGAGCTATAAGGGCGAAAACTTATTAGATGAACACATTACCAGAAGCATTTACGAGTTACTCCTAAATAATGTGTTCATCTAATAAGTCTCCGAAAAGACTTATTAATTTTTTATAACAATGAGAAAGAACCGAAACTTTATTTATACACTATACTATACTTTTTAGAGAAAGTCAAGTGTTTTTTAACATTTATTTTTCTAACCACTTTTTGATTGAACCAAACTTGAGATCGAGACGATACTCAAGAGATTCCCAACCATAGAAGCGCATTTCTTCATCATCAATGCCTTCTGCTTCACAGATAATGGCGACTGCTGCCGCATTATCAAAGCAATTCTTGACCAAACCCATGATACCGTCTACACGACAAACAAACTCAGCGAAGTTACGATCCTGACGAATCTTTTCTTCGTCGATCTGCACAGAGAGTTTCCCGACGAGACGCTCGTATTCAGCATCAAACTCTTCAATTGAAGAGAAGGTAACATCACGAGGGCGGAAACCGTACACATCTTTGTGTAGGTCTGAAAAGATGTTACCATCCTTAGAGTTGGTAGCGGTATTAATATCACGAAGAGTCAACATAATCAAAACCTTTCAAACTATAATACCACTATACCTCGAAAATGCGAAAATGTCAAGCCCCTAAATTTATTTTTTTGAAATTAATCTCGCGGACGATATGGGTCATATTTCATACCCCACAACCAACCTCCTGGCAATATGAAAGTCAGAGGGTCAACAAGGTGGCATTTACCGTTCGGTTCAACACACCATTTTCGACGTCTCATACTCGCTTTGATTGCCATGAGTCGACGAGTTTCCCAAGTATGCCTTCTAGCATACATCGGATTACCATCCCTGCGCCTAGTTCCTCGCATGGTTCGACTTATCGATGCTTTATGCTCTGGTGTTAAACCACCCCAGCAGGGATTCTTTTCACCAGTTAATGCTTCTGAAATCTTTTTGCGAGTCTCGGGGCTATGCCCCGAAGATTTTTTTCTGGTAACTTTATCAACAATTGTGAAACCTTTTCCGAGGACTTCTGCTTTGTCTCGGAGGATTTCTATCTTACTGTTTTGTAGCAAGAGTTCTCTTGGTTTTGGAACCTTGTTCGGATCGTTGACAATCCACAGTTCTGTTTTTGTTTTGAATAGAAAGAACTTCATTTGTGTAATGTTATGTTGCGGATTCTAAAGTTTTGCAAATTATCTATAATGAATTTAATAACACCTGCAACATGCTCTGGCGCCATCTTATCGACAGTGCTGTTTTGCATTACTCTAGTATCAGTTGCTCCAGGTCTGAAATTCAACACAGATGGTTTATTAGACATACTAGTTTCCTCGTAGAATTTATCTAGAGATAGTTTGGCATCTGCATATGGTTGGTTGTTAATTTGTTGAAAATCATTCACACGACTACTTATATTGATAATATACTTCTGTTCGTCAGTCCACACATCAAACATTCTTCGAGCGAGAACAACTTGAGCATCTGTGTAGTTTGAATAATCGAATGCATTATTTACAAACACGTCACAATCATAAACAGCATCAATGATTTTAGATCTACCAAGTTCTGTTGTTATGTCATAACCGTTTGACCGTGAAAGTCCAATAACATCATAATCGATACCCAACGCATCAAATGTTGCCTTACCAATACCAGAAGTATGGCCTGTAACTGCAATCTTCAAACAACACCTTTATCCAGCAGCGTTAGATTATGTTCGCGGTCAATATATGTAAATTCTACATGATGCGGGTCGAAATCTTCTAGAGCAACGAATACATCACCCGTGTTAAGAGTGCTGCAGGTATACACATCGAGTTGCATCAGAGCAGGTGACACCTCGTCCCATACATGCATAGCAATATGTGATGTTTCGATTATGGTAACTGCAGTCAATCCACGATTGCCTTCCATGTCACTGTAAACAGCATATGGACCCATGAGTATCTTCATGTCAATTTTGTCTACCAGAGTCTTCATCCAATCCTGAATTGCTTCGACGCATTTCGGTGGATTATTGAGTTCTGCTCGCACAATGAGATGCTTGTGCTCTAGAATTTGCCCCATTTCTGTTCCTTGACTTCTGCTGGAAAGAATTTATTTATAAGGTTGCCAAGGATTTTTTTGGCGACTTCTTTTTCTTAACCTCTGGCGCTTTCCAACCTGTCAGGAAACTCTCAAGAACTTCCGCGAGACGAGGATATGCTTCGAGTAAAGTTTGATCCTTAATGTGATCAAGCAATTTCGCTTCCTTAATTTGCAACCCCTGACATGTCTGCATCCAAATTTCCTCGCGACGGAACTGCGGTACTTTACTGGCACTGCCTTCTGGTAAGAGAGTCAAAATTCGACGGAACTCTTGAGTGATGGTTGTATCTGCCATGTTAGCAGGTAGTCCCTCATCCTTATATGGAGTTGGACCATCGGGAAGATTAATTGGACCTTGCTCATATCCAACACCCCATGCAACAAATCGCATAAGAACAGAATTGCCGAGTGAGATTGCTCTTACACGTTCGCGTAATTCGTCAGTTGTTTCTGCTGCACATGCCCAATCAAGTGCCTCATCTATCTGCTTAAATTTCTTTGGTGGTAGTCTTTGTGCCATAATTAATTCATCCTACTTTATAATATTGTGGACTATTTATTAGTCTTTCGTAGCACTCTTTTTCGGGTTGCAGATAAGTGTTAAATATTGGAACTCTGTGTGTTAACAACTGCAATCCCTGAATAAATGCATCAAATACTTTTTTGGTATCATATTCATATTCTTCTGGAACTATGTTAGTATAAGGATTACTGTGCGAATCAGGTATGTTATTTGATACTAAAAAATTGCTGAGATCTTTGATGTTTAGTATGATGCTATCTGTAAACAGTTCTGAGAACGTTTCTGCATCATGCAACCAGTTACCTATGTGATACTGCCACCTGTGACTATCAAATTCTTTATGTGGTGACCAAACTTTGGCAGAAAATCGCAAACACGCTTCGTTATAATTAGCCCAGAAAGATATATCATTGAGAAAAGATATGTCTCCATTTTGTGCTATAATTTTTCTAATATATGGTCCACCTAAAATTTTACCTATAAGTTCAAACATACCACTATGGAAACGGGACACAGGTTCACGAATCAAAATTACGAATTTTTTATCTGTAGTCTCTTTTTTTGAGATCATGAGATCGAGAACTTCTTTACGCAAAGAAAGTTTAATATCCTGCATGGGTGTAATATCTGTGATACCGTCAGTATACAACAGTGTGCGTGTTCCTGTTTTACCTGCTGTGTAAAATATAAATTTGTCGTTCTCATATCCCTGCATTTTTTTTATTTCTCCGTAAACATTCTAACGTTCAGAATCCAGCGATCAGATTCTTTTATCGTTGTTACTCCATGTAAGTCTTCATATCCATAATAAACACCATCACCAACATCAAGATCTACAAATTCCCTCTCGATCGTAAGATATCCACCTTTATACGATCTAGGATCATTCAATTGAATAATTAATCCCGAATTAGATTCACCATCTAATACGCCCCACGTATCACGATGGTCTCTGATGCAAGAACCTGGAGGATAATGCATTATTCTAAATGCAGTTGCACTAACATTAGGAATATTAGTGTAAATCATATCACAATATTTTTGTGACTCTGCCTCAGATAATTGATTTAAATAGAATGCGACCTCAGAACGTCTAGTTGACTCCAATTTTCGTAGAGTTTCTACGCCTGCAAATGATGTAAAGTTCTCTGATAATGCAGGAACCATGTCAATGAGTTCCGCACATGTATCAGATGTAAAGATATTTCTGTATATCTTAAAACTCATCTACGAGTTCAATCATCTGCTTCATACGATTGGCGATAAAATAGTTCAACAGACCTGAGCGATCTCCGCCAAGTTGTTTCTCATAACTATCTATAATCGCTACTTTGATGTCCTCAGGAATACGCGACAGGTCAACTAGTTCACGGTTGCGCTGAAAGTTGCGCCACATTTCATCATTGGTGATGAAGTCTTCAGGTTTCTGAGTTTTCCATTCAGCAAGTTTTTCCTTGCGAATAGGACGCTGACGTTGACCATTGATAAATGTATCATCATCAGACATGATGTTAGGCACACCATCACCCTTATCGCCCATGATAATATGTTCCATGAGCACTGCTTCAGGTGATTCCTTCAACTTACAGAACTTCTTCTGAACAGGAGCATACTGTTTTACATTGCTCCACTTCTGCAGTTGCTGGAAGTCATGGTCACCAGATAGAACAAGGAATGGTTCAGCACTAGGCATGAGACCATCAGTGTTCATGGTCTGACTATACTCGGCGAGTACTGCGATAACATCATCTGCTTCTGCACCATCAACGTCGATTACAGGATACGGGAAGTGTTCCTGTAGTTCGCTGCGAATTTGATGCAGTGCTTCGAAGATAGCAGACCAATCAAACCCAGACTCCTGCCGTGCTTTCTTACGATTCGCCTTATAGTTAGGAAAATACTGACGACGCCAGTAGTGACGATTGTCACAAGCAATCACAATGCTGCCGAACTCAGCACCAAACTTCCGCTTATATGAACGAATGGCATTGATGATCATGTGCCGAATCAGCGGAAGATTTACCTCCACATCACGACGACCACCTAGTTCTGCCATCATACTGCTGATAGCAGTCTGGTTAAAATCAACAACAATCATTCTATATCTTCTTTCGTAACAGTTAGTGCTTCACGAACATCATCAAGCATGTTAATCTCAGGGCATTCAACTCCTGCCTGACGCATGTATAAACCAGTGATCATAACGGCGATAACAGCAGCGTCGGAATGAAAATTCTCGTTGGTTAGACCAATTTTTTTTTCTGTTGCCATAAGAATACCACGCAGACAAGCTTGCGCGAATGCCTCGGCATCCTGGTATGCTGAATATTCCGTAGCACCTTGAAGGAAATAACTCAGAGAGTCTTTATCAATCTCCTTAACTGTATTCGTCTTCAGGTAAGTAATATTGTCACTTTTATCGGTCATCAAAACACTTTCAAAATTAATGTAGTCGGAGTCAGTCGCGCACGAACAGGTGCACTCTTACTCTTAACGGCTGAATACCATTTTGTCAAGTCTTTTTTCGCCAATTCAGCAAATTCTTTTACTTGAGTCTGTGGTTTACGAAGCAGTCGTGAGTTAGAGAAATTCTCATCAAATCCCACCAGACTTGCACCCTTGACAGTAATGCTTCCACTGACTGGACTAAAGTATTTAGAGATCTTTCGTGTCTTGGTATCAAATGTCCACACTTCACTACAGTTTAGTAGATTGATAGGTTCGACGCTGGTGGCACCAAGTGCAGTATCTTCCTTGAGGAACTTTAGATTTTGAACCAACTTGGACTTATCCTTTGGTTTCTTCTTACGAACCTTAGCAACCTGCTTGCTGACATATGATTTCTTAAGATCGCTGATATATGTTTCGAGCAGTTTAACAATATCTTTAACAGACTTCATGCTCGTTAGATGCGCATAACTCTCTAGCAATTGTTCTTGAGCATCAGTCAATTGACTCTTAGGAAGTCGACGAACTTCTACAAGTTCAGCAAACTCAGCAAGTATAGGTTCAATCTTTTGCACACAGTCAAGATAGTTCTTATCTGTCAGACGGTATGGGATTAGAATCTGCGAGACGGTGCGAGTATCTTCACCATTGATGAGTTTTTCAATCTCATCATCAACATCAGATACAATAAAGGTTGCCGCGACCAGTGGTTTCTTGACCACCTTGACAACAGGTTCTGGTGCAGCGGTATCATCTTCAATCAGAACAGTTTTCTTGCTGACACGTTCTTCAACCTTTTCCCAGATGCGTGCCTTATGCTCATCAGTGAGAGGGAATCCACGCATAGCGATACGCGCACTGTTAGCATAAGTTCTTGGGAGCAGTCTGTCAGAGATCTGACTCAATGCTTTGAGTTTAGTAGCATCACCCTTGAACCAGTCAACGAGAAACTCACGACAATCTTTCTGGTCAGCAATCAAGTTATACCAACTCAATGCTTTACCATATTCTGACTGGTAATCTGTGGGCGTATAATCGTCAACCCAGATTGGTTCTACGCCCATGACTTTAGAATCGGCCACAGAAACTTTAAACTTATACATAGATTCACCTTTCTTCATAATATATCCAATATACTATAATTTGCTGGAAAAGTCAAGCCCTAAAATTTAACAGAGGTGATACGATCATAACGAAATGCTCGCCACTCGCTCTTATCCAGATCCCAAACAGCAAGAGTTTCGCCGCTAGGTGGTTTTGTCTTTGTTCCCTTTTCGCTGTATGGAGGAATGACACCTTCTTGTAGAGTGCAGCGCATCACACGTTCTTGCCCATTCAGTTTAGTAAAACTTACAGTCGCTTCACCCTGAGCAAGAGTCGCTTTCAATCCATCGCGCCATTCTTGATTCATAATATCCATCACATTTTCCTTATATTGTTCTCATCAATAATAATCTTACCATCCCTCCAGGATCTTCTCGGAGGATCTGGCGCTGGTATGTCATGCGTTGAAAGAGATTTATTCTCATGTTTCTCGAACGCAAAGAAGTCTGGTGTTTCAACAACAGGTTTCTTTTTTGGTTTCTTAACAGTCTGAACAGTCTTTTTTGGTTTAACCTCATCAACAACGACATAATCAACTATACCTGATTCTTCCTTCTTTGTCAAGCTTAAAAGTGTCATGTTGGCAGCAATGATTAATAAAATCGCCAGTGGGTCGAACACGAAAATAAGCATGATGATCATCAGACGCACTGCTTTATCCACAGTAGCGGTATCACCACTACCATAGAACAGTTCTGCGATATATTTTATCGGACCTACTTCTGCTTCGAGTTTAAGGTTTTCTGTTTTGAGCGGTATGAGATCAGTCTCAATAGTCTCAATGTCTGCAGTCGCACTCTTAATTTCATTATCGAGGGACGCACGTTCCCGTTTCTGCCTGTTTCTAATGAAATTAGCATCGAGCACATCCTCTGCAGTAGTGAGTCTGTCCAAAGTATCCAAAGATGTTTGCGCATTTTTGAGTCTCCTTTCGGCAGATGCCTTCTTGCTTTCGAGTTGTTCTATTTTAAATACTGCTGAACCGCCAACAGTAGTGTGTTCAATGTGTGATCGACTGAGATAACCAAACACACCCATACTAGTAATGAATGATAGGACACAAACTGCAATCGTGAAGTATGTCTTCAACAGTTTGTTTGCACGTTTCCAGTTGCGATACACCCAACTGGCAGTAATGAGTTTGGCGACTTCAAGTACACCGCCCATCACTGCAACAGCGATCGGGGATGCTGGGAAAATTGCCATCAAACCAAGTATTGAAAAATACCCAGCGACACCAGTAATCGCAAGTGCAGTTAGCATTAAGAGTGCTGCGAAAAACATCCAGGTCTCCAATCAGGTAATTTTAATTCTTTCAGGTGATCGAGTCTCAGACGCACATTCCACATTTGATTAATGCAATTATCGTTGAGTCTATGCTCCCACTGCAGGATATGCTCGACTGCTTTGGCATGCGATTTGCTGTCATATTCAGCGACAACTTCTTTGCGCATTTCACCAGTATAATTGGTCACATAAGAGGAACTACCGAAATATGATTCGAAAAGTTTCTCTGTCTTACATGAATACCCAATATAAAATTTACCGTCGTCGAAGTAAGTGCAATATACTCTGTGCACTTTCTTCGGCAACGGCTTACGTTTTTTCTTAACTATCATAATCTACTCCGTAAGTAGATTATTTATTCGTCCTCGACCCAATCATCCCAGGACAAGTCTTCTTCGTCTTCAGTTACCTTTGTTCCGCAGAAGGGACAATATTTTACTTTGTAATAGTCATCGTCCAAGTCATGATCGACCGTGAAGACTGCATCGCAAGAAAAACATTCTAACTCTTCCATTACGCAGCCTCACCCCAGACATCATCCCACTTTCCTGATAGTGCACCCTTAGCATAGTCGGTAGCACGATTCTCAAAGAAATTTGTATGCGTCGGAGCATTAATCATTTCTTCGACCCATGGTAGTGGATTTTTCTTAACTTTGAAGATACCCTTCATACCGAGACTAATCAGTCGACGGTCGCAGATATAGCGAATATACTTCTTAACATCATGTTCTGTCAAGTTTTCCATTTCTCCCATCGAGAACGAGAGTTCGATAAACTTGTCTTCAAGTTCAACCATCTTTTCTGCGATAGTATAGATCTGCGACTTTAGATCGTCATTCCACAATTCACGGTTTTCTTCAACATACGAACGGAACAGTTTAATCATACCTTCAGCATGTTGAGTTTCATCAACAATCGACCAAGTAACGATCTGCCCCATTCCCTTCATCTTTCCGTGACGAGGGAAGTTGAGGAGCATGATGAAGGATGAGAACAGTTGCATACCCTCAGTGAATGCACTAAATGCAGCGATATTGGTCGCGACTGATTCAGGTGTTCCATTTGCATTCGACAAATCTGTAAAGTAATCGTGCTTTGCTCGCATTGAGTCGTATTCGAGGAATTCCTGATATGTCGTTTCTGGCATACCCAGTGTTTCAATAAGGTGAGAATATGCTGCGACATGTAGTGCCTCCCTCGCCGCAAATCCCATCAACATCATACGAACTTCAGGTTGTGGGAAGTATGGAAGATAGTTCTTCACATAACCACCAGCAACATCGATGTCACCCTGTGTGAAGAAACGGAAAATGTTGGTTAGGAAATGTTTTTCACCATCATTCAGTCGCTTCTTCCAGTCATTAACATCTTCCGACATCGGGACTTCAGTGTGCAACCAGTGCGACTGCTCATGTTTCAACCATGCGTCATATGCCCATGGGTAGTTGAATGGTTTAAAATATGCTCGTTCTGTCATTAAAGTCATACGGTTTCTGCCCATTTTACTAGATCGTCGTATCCGCCAACATGATCACCATTGATCCAAATTTGCGGAACTGTCTTTACTTCTGGGAGTTGTGCGGTAATGTCTTCCCAGAGACAATCTTTACCAACTACCATTTCTGTATACTGAATATCCATTCCTACCATAAACTCTTTAGCAAGAGTACAGTATGGACAATCAGGTTTTGATACTATTTGTGCAAAAAAACTTGTCATTTATTACCCTTCGCATGCAACACAGTTATCACCGTCGATCATTGCCTTGAAGTCAATTTCTTTAATTGCTTCACGCTCAATGCGCTTAGAAACTTTGTCTGCTTTTCCTATTTTTTCTGAACGACAATAATATAAAGTCTTCAACCCCTGCTTCCATGCAAGGAAGTGGACAGCATGAAGATATTTAATATTTGCATCAGGACGGAAGAATAAATTGAGGGACTGTGCCTGATCAATAAACTTCTGCCTGTCTGCCGCATGCTCAATAACCCAACGTTGATCAATTTCCATTGAAGTCTTGAACACTTCCTTGGTAATTGCATCCATCCATGTAAGGTGCTGCACCGAACCATCATTGGCGATAATCGAAGACCAAGTCTCATCATACCAACCATCCTTGTGATTCGCTGCTTCTATTTTGACAATAAAGTCGAGGTATTTATTCTTATTGAGAAATGAACCCGATAGTGTATCTTGACGATATGCATTTGCTCGCCATGGTTCAATCGACGGACTGGTGTTGCCCATGATGATTGACGAAGATGCATTCGGTGCGATTGCCTGTGTATGAGAGAATCGACGACCAGTACCAACAGCATCAGGTGCTTCACCACGTTCAGCACCAAGTTCTAGATTTGCTGCATCAAGACGTTGCTTGATTAGTTTGAACATACGCATGTTCGTTCCTTTGGCAACCGCTGACTCCCACGCAATACTCTTGCGTTGTAGATAGGCATGGAAACCTAGTGCACCAATACCAATTGACCGTTCGCGCATCGCTGCATACTTAGCACGTTTTACTGTGTTCGGAGCATTGTCAATGAAGTATTGCAGAACATTATCAAGCATTTCTGCCATGTCTTTAAGGAACATAGGATCCTTTGACCATGCATCATAATATTCTAGATTGACTGAAGACAAGCAACAAACAGCAGTGCGCTTCTTATCAGTTGGTAGAATGATTTCTGAACAGAGATTTGATTGGTGAATCTTTAAACCAAGATCTTTTTGAAACTGCGGCATCATACGATTTGATGTATCAATGAAGTGCAGATATGGTTCACCAGTCATCATGCGCAGTTCTAGAATCTTCTGCCACAGTTCTTTCGCGGAAACTGTATCCCGAACTACTCCAGAATGTGGATCTTTCAGATCCCAACTGTCGTCTGCATCTTGGTCTGCCATGCATCGTTGGACGATTTCCATGAAGTCATCTGTAATGTTGATTCCGTGGTGTAGATTGAGGCATCGTATGTTGGGGTCACCAGTAGGTTTACGCATCTCAAGAAATTGACCCACGTCAGGATGACTAATGTCAAGATAAGCGGCATAACTGCCACGACGAGTGCGACCCTGACGATACGCCATGGAACTAGAGTCATAAGTTTTAAGATGTGGCATAACGCCAGTAGACTTATCGTCAGCAGCACGGATTCCAAAACCAATTCCAACTCCACCTCCAAGCATCGACAACCAACTGGTTTCGCTGAGATTCTCAACTAGACCTTCTGCTGTGTCATCAATGAAATTTAAAAAACAACTGATTGGCATCCCACGCTTGGAACGACCAAAGGAAAGAATTGGTGTCGCGTATGACAACCAATGCTTCGACGAATAATCATATAGACGTTGCGCATGCTCTAGATTTGATGCGAAAGTAGTAGAAACATATGCGAATCTGTGCTGCGGAGAAGTTTCGTCCTCTCGCATGTATGATTCTTCTAGTCGCTGGATACCAAGTTTATCAAATAGAGAGTCGCGTGAATAATCTATTTCTATACCCAGATATGTTTCTTTTTTCATTTAAGTCCCTGTTCCTTCAATACTCGTTCGATATCTGGTTTAAAGTATGATTCTGGTTTCAGAATCTTACCATCCTCACGCTTTTTAATCTTGCCATTATCAGAAACCTTGCTCATGTTCGAAGCACGAACTTCTTCCCAAACCTTATTGAAGTCGATACCAAGAGTTGTAAACAATCCTTGGACAACCCACACTAGGTCGGCGCCACCGTCAGCAATATCTCCGATATGGCGACGAAGAAATCCGTCGCATAGTTCACGAAATTCTTCGTCAATCAGGTCAATATATAGGCGTGCTTGCTGCTCATTTTTCTCATTCAAGTGTGGAGTTTCACCAATATACTGATCAGCAGCTGCCATAAATTCGGTAACGTCTTTTTGGTTATTCATAATATCTTCTTTCTTTGTTAATGCCCAAGAACCATCGTTTTTTTCGGACCATACCAGCTCTGTGTCTTCATCCCAATGAAGAGTCTTTAGTAAATCGTGCGGGAGTTCTATATATAATTCACCGTCATCATTTTCTTTAACAATTACAGTTTCGTGCGGGGTTTTAGAGTCTAAATTCGGCCGCGAAAAAATCTCGCCCTGAGAATTTTGAAACTTTTTTCCAGATTGGGTCAAGGTAGTTTTCTTTCGAACTCTGCCTGTGCTGCCATGTCATCTAGTGCCTTGATAACATCGGGGAAGTGTTGACCGATAATCTCCCAGCACTGTTCAGCAACAATACGGTGTTCCTTTTGAGTCGCCTTATCCATACGCAACTGGCAATAGTGAACCCATGAACGAAGCGAACCAGACATGATCATGACCGACTCTGTATTCCCTTCAGGCAGAACAGCACGTGCTTGTTCCTTTGCGATGCCATTATCGATTGCCCACTGATACGCCGCAACAGCAGCATTCGTGGATATGGTTTGCGCCATATCCCATTCTTCTTGTAGGCGAGAGTCTTCAACGTCTACTGAGTTCTGTCTATTCTTGGCATCCTGCAGTCTTGCTTCCCGTACAACAAATCCCAGATCCTGGGTTGGATCGGCGTAACGCTGACTGTACTCTTGGAATCTGAAAGAACTATGCCGCAGAATCTGGCGGGCAATATCTCGTGTTGTTTTAATTTCCATTGCGACATGGACCATCTCCAGTGGTGACCAGTGTTTGTTCTTTATTAAATATTGAACCAACTTAGGCGCTGTTGCTGTGTTGTTTTGGTTTGACGGATTAGATACTCTTGCTGCCCATGCAACCAATTCATTGGCAGAGTTACACTCTGTGTAAGCAGACGGTTTAGAAAGACTTACTAGGTTTACTTCACTCATTCTATATGTTCCTCATATAATTATCACCATCAATTCTCTTATACGCTACTTTTGCGCAGATGTCAATCCTTTTTTCAAATATTTAACTGCCCATATGTTGGGTCCATAGTCAAAATCCTCGAAGGGATCGCCAATTGATTCAAATCCTGCTGCTAAATAACTGGGCAATGCATCTAAACGAGGATAACTCCACACGAGTTCCGCATTGTTTTGCTCAGCAATTTCTATTGTTTTATCAAAGAGAAACTTAGATATACCCTTGCCTCTGTGTTCAGGCAGAATATATATTCCTCTTGATCTTAGATGTTCTTTTGAAGACATGAAACAAGAATTGCATCCGACAAGTTCTTGATCAATGTAATACCCAATAAACCAAACAGCAGAGCAGGGAACTTCTGAGTTATATCCACCCAGAAATTCCCACTCATTATGCGGTTTGATCAGGTCAGTATCAGGCCATAATTTTTTCCAAAGTGGAAGAATTTCCTCGAATGATATAAGTCGGATCATAAATTAACGTTTTCGCGTACTACCCAGCAATAATCCTGAAGACATAGTACTAACATCAACATGTTCATTGAATCGCAACTCATCTGCTACTGATGCTGGAACCTCTTCTCCGCCAGTAATAAAGAAAAATGCATCGCATGTTTGTGTCGAGTAATCCGTAATCTTGGAAACAGTAATGTTGACTTTTTCAAACTCAACACCTTCCGACAATAAAGATGTCGGAATATTTATTGTTGTCTCGCCTGTTTCTGTATTAAATGTAACGTATTCAGCATATTTTTGCTGTTGCGCGGAATCATTCCACACTAAAGTATATGAAAGATTAGTTTCTGCGTTTGGGGAAATAAGAGATAGGTTAGAAACATAACTGAAACCATAAACTGCAGATCGCACCAAAAGACTATCTTGGGAACCACTTAATGCTCCTAGATAGTATTGTTTGTTCTCAGTAACATCACCATTAATAATTTGAACAATCTTATTTTGGTTGCTGCTGAAGTTTTCTCTGTTAAACAAGACAGAACCCTTCACTGAAGTCGCAGATATAAGATTTAACACTTGTGCATTTGATGGTGGAGATGTAGAAATTGATTGAATCAATGCTGCTGCTGCAGTAACATATGGTGCAGCAAAAGAAGTACCGCTTACTCTCTTATAATTACCAGAAATTGCAGCAACATCTACATCAACTCCAGGAGCGAAGATGTCAAGGGATTGACCATATGGTGAGGTTGCCGATGCATCTCCTGTTGATGTTGCAGTAAATCCTGCAATAATGTCATTATCATCGATAGCACCAACCGTAATAACTTCCGGCATACCTGCTGGAGTATAGTTAGAAACATCATCTGCTCCATTACCCGCAGCGCAAACAACAACACATCCCGCCGAAATAACATCAAGAAACTTGTTTATCAAATAAGGACTGCGCGGAGTTGTCCAACTGATATTGATAGTCACATTTAATGATGGATTATTTTGTTTAAATTGTTTAATCTCGTCTAGAACATTGCCCAGTTCAAGCAAAGTAGGTTTCGTATTATCATCGATTACTTTATAGTTGTAGAGGGAAACATTTTGTGTAATTCCGACATTCCTACCCGCGATACAAGAAGCAATCGCAGTTCCATGTCCCAGATTATCTGTATAAGAACTATAGGATAACTTACCAAAGTTTACAATTTCAACACCTTGGAGTTCTGCATGAGAGTTGATTCCAGAGTCAACAATGAACACTACTGGTTTATTTGTTGTATTGATATCAAACGTTTTGAAATCTTTATATGGCATAAAACGATTAGAGAGTCTGCATCTCGCCCAGTCATTTGGAGTTGAAATTGTTGATCCTGAAAGTTGTGATAGAAGTTTTATTTCAGCATCTGCGCAATCGATATTACCAGAACAAGCAGTGTAAACCCCAATCGGGTCTGTGGTCTCAATTACTGAATATGACCCCTCAGTTGAGACAACATTATGCTGAGGACAACTAGACAATTCTGCGGTTTCAACAATAAGTTTTATCGGAGAACCATCATGCGTAACTTCTGCATCCGGATACCGCATTGCATAGGTAAATAGATTTTCACCAATAGCAATACTGGTCGAGTCTTGCGTTGCGAGACCGACGGTACTAGCAAAACTGTTTCGTGCGTCCACAGTTTCAAATAGAACATTAAAATTCATTTAGATTTCCTTATAGATCTGTTGTTTCATATTATTTATTCGTTCTGAAATCTTGGGATCAATTATAATACGATTGTTGTTATAGATTCCCGCATATTTCTTTATTGGATCTCGAAATCGATGTTCGAATGTCCATCCATCACCCGTCATTTCTTCGTAATATTTTTTAATAGTTTCAAACCCATTGTATTTTTGCTCTTGAGGTATTACATCATACCCCATAGTTTTATACCCTTTAATCTTATTTTGATACATATACTCTTTATCGATACTAATGATAAATGGTGTGAATATTGTTGCCATCAAAGAAAGTCTCCAATCCTGCAACCAGAAACTGCCTATAATTGGAAAGTTTATTTCTTGAGAATATTTACACCAGTCAGTTTCCTCTTTAGTAGGAGTATACCATCCTCCTCTTGCATATTGCATTAAATTATTGCCACCAAAAATTGCAGAAGTATATCCTAAATCTTTTAACACACCAGCAAGTTGTAAGTGCACTGCAAATTGTGGACTTGAAATTTTATACTTAGTAGCAAAATCATATAACTGGTTGTTTAAAAACCGTATAACATCGAAGTCGATCAATCGTGGAGTTATATTTCTACTCTCACAAAATTTTATAGCATGACTGACATCATGTATATTATGGTCATCAAGAAAATTAAATATTACAACTTCAGGTGTAACTCCTGCATACAGAAAAGTATCAACCACAGTTTGACTATCTATTCCGCCACTAAGACACACAGCAGGTCGATTACCAATTGAAGAAGGTAAGTTTGTAACTGCGAGTTTACAATTCTCTTCTAATGTTGCTGAGTTAGCAATGTCCAGCATTTCTTCTGTGATTTTTACATTCCAGAACATATCGGTATCTGTAAATGAAACAGAGATCCAATCATCTAGAGTACCATGCATTATTCAACTCGCCATGATTTTGTATTCAGTTTAATATTAGTTGGCCAATCACCCTCGGTAAATGACTTGTCGTGGAACCGTAGTTCATTTGTTGGCATGATACACAGTCTGCCGTTGTCTAGTTCTATAAACATAAACTCTTTAGATTGCGATGGATGCATACTGTAACCATCGTTCATAGGAATAGCAGTAAACAGATAGCGACCAAACTCTCCAGTGCTGCGTATCTCTGCTCGCTGAGTGTTTAGATAATCATAACTGACAACTGAGAATTGATCACCATAACAATCCCATACCTGTGTATCATCAAGTCTCCAAAATGGTTCTGGTTCTGCAGAAAATGCCAGAGCATGCGGAGGAACGCCACGGTAGACTGCACCACATTCCAACATCACATGGCACCCCCATGAATGTCCAGGTTTTGAATGTAACGCAAACCAGATACATGGTTCAAAGGTATATGGTTCTACATCTTTACGAATGAACGATGAGTCCACCCAGCAGTAGATGTGATTCGGAATGTTTCCTGATCCAGTATAAAGCATTACTCGACTTCGAAGACCTTGACTGTCTGGAACTGTGCCTTGCTCACAAAACCAATACCCAGCAGAGTATCTATGCGGTCAGTTGCATCGGAATAATTTGCATACCTACCATCATCGAACCACCACCAGCGGTCGAGACCCAGAAACCAACGAGGTTGGCGGCGATACTCTACCAACCACATGTCGTCTGTTCGATGGATGCGTAACTTTGTAATCTTAATATGGTCAAACTCTATACCATATTCATTAGCGACCAATTCGCTCATATCTTTCTCCACATGGCATACTTTGCCTTTGCTGCTAGTCCTTGAAACTTATTATGATTTATAATATCTTGAATTTCCTCGGAAGTCAATCCATTTTCAACCATTTCATTAATATCTTTTCCTGGAACATCTGGCCAGATTACGATTCTGTATCCCTGATCAATATACTTATTCATCAACTTACCGACATCTCTGTTCTTAGGTTGGTTGTCGAAAATAATTGTTATTTTATCTTTTGCGATCGGGAGTTGATCAATCTTTCCGAATGAGGTTCCAGCACAAGCAATAGAATTATGCAGAAAAAGGGAGTCAAGAGGCCCTTCGACGACGAATACTTCTTGTGTAGGATCGACCTTATCCAATCCAAAAATCGATGGCGCATCTTCATCTACCTTAATGTTAATATAACGAAGTGACTCGCCTCTGATTCCGCGAAGGCTAACAACAAGGAGTTTGCCATTGCCATCCAGAAAAGGTATCGCGAGTCTCGGTTCAGACGTAATGATCGAGTTTTTATATTTGTCATTAAGTTGTATGATATCTTTAACATTAGATATGAAATACAACCTATCAAAAGCATCGCGAGGGATCCTGCGGTCAGTAACATATTTAATCACCTCATGGTCATCTGGTAGTGTATCGAGACGATCCATAATCGAGTCGATAAGTTTTGGTTCAGGTTTCTTTGTAAACTTTGGTTCTTCAAACTTGAGAATCGTTTCAACATTCTTATGTGCATTAGCACGACCATGTCCACCATCAGCATATCGTTCGACGACATACTGACTGTATTGGTTAGGGTCGAAGTTCTTCAGAAAGGTTCCGAAGTGATGACTTGCACCACACTTATGGCACTTATAATACAGATCCTGTTTACCACGATAGAAATAACCACGAGATCTTTTTTTGTTACGTTGTGAGTCACCACAGAGAGGACATCTGCAGTTGAATAGATCTTGAGATTTTTTCTTGAAGTTCTCGAGACGATGCGCGATCGTATTCAGATACTTGATGTCAATATATAAACTCATAATATAGTTATACCCGATTTCATCGGAGAAGTAAAGGCTTTTATTGAATAAATTTCATAAGCATTGGAAGTATCTTGGTAATGATAGCACCGATAACGATACCACCACCAATCATAATATACTTGGTTTTTTCCAATTTGTCAATACGTTTTTTATGTTTTTCTTCTTCTTTATCAACTGAACCTTTAAGTTCTCTGATAGCAGCAAGCATCTTGTCTTCGGTAGACTGAATTTTTGCCTCAAGTTCACGTGTGGTTGTTGTGATACGCGAGTGTAACTCAGCGTTACTTTCCTTGGTTTCTTGTCTGTGCACTTCTAGACTCCGATAGATATCTTCGTTGACAGTTTCTTGTGTCTCGAGTTTAGTGTCGTGAACAGCGAGCATCTTGTTGATGCAGTTGGAAACATCACCAATCTTTTCGATGGCGAGGTCGAGACGACTGAACACGACCTGAATTTGCTTCAGATCGTGTTCGATTACCGCGACTTTTGTTTCCAAAGATTCCAATTACTTCGCCTTTGGTTTACGTACTTTTTTGACAACTGCCTTGACTTCTTCAAACTTGTCTTCTGCCTTGTCAACTGCTGCAGTGATCTCAGCAAGATCGACCTTGCCATCCTTGTTAGTGTCAACAAAACCGAAAAGTTTCTTTAGTGCGTCTTTGATTTGATTAAGCATATTTTTATCCCCATGCTGCGAATTGTTTAGTTTTCTTAATGCGATCATCTAGACCATGCGTTCCACCATTTACACGACGAGTAATCTGACCAATAACTGCATCAGATACACCCTTAGCAGCGATTGCGAACAGACCGTTCTTGTTAAAGAACCATAGTGCTGACTCGAATGCGAGTTCGGTTGCAACGATGTCAGGATTTGTTAGAACATCAGGACGACCGATGTCTTGAGCGAATTGAGTGTAGTTGCTCTTGCCAGTTAACTGGATTGGTCCACGACCACGGAACTTATACCCATCACCCGATGACTCTGGTCCATTGCCCATACGATTAGCATAGACCTTGTTAGCAATCTTCTCTGGTTTACGAGCATACCCTGCAGTCGATGCGATTGTTGGGAAATACTTCTTGAAGATACCATTCAGACCCTTGTCTGAGTAGTTCAGATTCTCAGAGAACACCTTGAAACCACCCGACTCGTGAGCGCACTGTCCGAAGAAGTGTGCTGCTTGTGCAGTCGATAGTTTGAAGTAATCTCTCGCTGCCTTGAATGTTCCTGGACCCCACTTACCGTCAGCAGAGACACCACATTTTGCTTGCAGTGATTGCATTGGTCCGAGACCAGCAACAGTTGGTGCTTGGACTGCTGCCTTAGCAACCTGCGCGACTGCTTCTACAACAGGTGCACCTGCTTCTTTGGTTGTGCTTGGATCGAAGTCTTTGACTTGTGTATACTTTGTTCCACCTGCCTTAGACTTGGTAGCGACCATACGCATCTTACGATTGCCGCCTTCCTTCTTAATTGAAGCATGAACCCAACCCGAGTTCTTGTCGCCTGAAGAATAGAATTCTAGAATGACTTGGTCAAATTCTAGATTGTCAGCAACCCAGTCAGCAACCTTCTTATTGTCTACACCCTTTACTTCAAAGTCAATCGCTTGACCATTAACGTGCTGTGATGTTTTCGAACCACCAACTGCCTTATTGACAAGTGGTGCACGATACGAGGAGTTGATTGTTACTGGACCAAACTTAGCGCGAACAGGTTCAAGAATCTTTTCACAGCAGTACCGCATGTTCTCAATGTGAGCAGCAGTTGGTGTGTTAGGAATACCAAGACGCTTTGCGGTTGGCGATACAATCATTTCTCCGAGAGTAAAATGTTCAGTTAGTTGTGTCATTATCTACTCCTTAGAATGGACCGAAGTCGTCGTCGCTGTCTTTATACTTATCGACTGCTGCCATCAGTTTGATTTCAGTGTCTGCTTCGATAGACTCTGCTTTAGCATGCTCGGTATGTGATTCTGCGATATGCTTATAGTCAGTCTTGCCCATTTCTTGGACCTTGACATTCGGATCGAACTCAGAAACTTTCATGTTCATCATGGTAGCAAATGCACCAACGAACGCACCAACAATCATTGAGAATGCTGGACCAATAATCTTGAAGATTTCATTGTTATCGATCATTGCATTTGGCATAAACAATCCGATCAACATCATGATCACAACTGAAAGCATGATAGATCCCAGCGTAATTGCTGCCATCTTCATGATCATGATCTGGACTTTGCCCTTTTCGATCTCTAGTTTTTCTAGAGAGTCGATACTGTTCGATACCTTTACGAAATCCAATATACCCTTCATGTTACTTCCTTCTAATCAATATAGGAGAACTTGTTGTGTTCTTCTTTTTATATTTTTTCTGTTGACTCTTGGTAATTCCAGGTTCTGCTTGGTTTGCTTTTGTTGGATTCGGGATACCAATCCCAGCAACTCCACCACCAGCAACGCCCATTTCTTCGTTGGCAAGTTTAGCAGCGATTGCCATCTGGCGACGCTTCTCTTTGCTCTTACCCTTAAACTGAGGAGCATCTGACTTTTTAAAGTCAGTGATGACATCGCCCATTGACGCAGACTTCATGTTAATCTTTTCTTCAAGAAATCCCTTGAACGAAAGCATCTTACCTGATTCTAATTCTTCTGCCAATTCCTTGACATCTTGACGTTCTTGTGTCATGTAAAAAACTTCCTCCAATATTTCATCATCATATTCGATACCTTCTCGTACCAGAGCAACTGCTGTGGCGAACGAGAGGAAGTTCTTATTGTCCATAGGAACCTTCTCGATGATTCGTTTTAATCTAAATACCATTCTATGAAGCAGACTATATGCCTCTTGTTCTTCAGTAGTATTTAGTTCATTCTCTTTCTTCAATCGATTACCATGCTTATCGATCAATCCTAGACGAAATGCATCCTGTTGATCGAAAGGTGTAGTCAACAACCTTAGAATACGATATGTTATCAGTGCATCTACAAATCTAGACATTAAGTTCTCTTAACCTTGTTACTATATTCTGGTCTAAATTGACTTCAACCATAGAACTGCTCGTCATTCTGTTAAGAAACACGAGGAATGTTTTCAAGTAGTGCCAATATCTCTCTTCTATTTTATAGAACAGCATGTTAGTTGTCGCATTACCAAACACATTATATAAAACAATTATATGATTCAGTATTAATCGTTCATTTAAAACATCAGTATTTTCATACCGTTTAAACAACCGCTTTATGTATTTAAATCTTTTTAAATCTTCTTCCAAATCAGGCATCCCATTACAACTGGGATTGTCATAATTTTTAATGGCATAAATCAAGAAGGTATCATTATTTAGTTCAACCATGTTATGTAACTGTCGCCGTTCCCCCGAGGAAATACCAATTTCCTGATAAGAAAATTAAATTGGCAGTATCACCTATCGAATTAAAAACAATAGAAGTATGACCAATATTAGAATTGATTGTCAATGCATGATTAGCATTATTGCTTACCATTATGATAACTTTAATCTGTCCATCCACACCATCAGCAATAGTTAAAGTTCCTGCACCATCAGGCGAAGTAATCTTCGTTACCAGTGAAGCGATACTGATGGCGCCAGCAGAAGTTAATGTCTGCACAGCGCCACCAAGAATCAAATCATCTTGCAAAACTACTGGGACTGCAATGCCACCAAATAAATTGGCAACAGTAACCTTATGATCATATGGACTTGTCGCTGGTTTCACGAGATACAGGACATCGGTTCCTAAAACCGATGTCGCTGCAGTCATGGCGGTTACTTTACTGTCTGCCATTGTTTAATGCCTTATGCGTCTGGGAATTCAATATCATCAGCAGCATCGCTAGATGCAATCGCATTCTTAGAGAGTGCTACAAGAACTTCATACTTCACACGACCAGCATGAGCACCAGTTCCAACTGTGCGCTGCACCCAACCAGAGTGAGGAGCAGAAGTACCAGTTTCACCAGTACCCTTAGCAGCAACCGCAGTTGCAGTTGTCGCTGTCATAAGATCGAAATACTGAGCATTGTTTCCAGTGCCAGTTAGATTAAGTCGACCAGTCGATATGAATGTCTGCGAGTTGTTACCTGTGCCAGTAATATCGATAGCAGCGCCACCCGAAGTCAATGCTAGTTGGAAAGTATCGGTAGTCTTATTGACAACAAAGTAATCATTGCCCGAAGTCAAACCAGTAATACTCGTACCACCTTGGTTGTTGTAGTTAAGTTCTGCACCATTAACTAGTCCATGGGCAGTTGAAGTAATAAAATTAGTAGTTGTGTTAACATCAGCAGTAGCAATAGTCATATTAGCAACAGCAGTGGCACCACGAGCGGCAGTGTTATACAGGATGAAAGCACTTGAATTTACTTGTCCTGGATAGTAAGATGTTCCGTTTGTCAAACCAGCAAGTTCAGTACCACCATTATGATAATACTTGATTTCTTCGCCAGCAGTTAATCCGTGGTTTGCATAAGTGATTGCTTCTGTTGTAGTATTAACGCCAGATGTAGGAATAGTTCTACGTGGAACCGAAAGGTTCACAGTAGGAACAGTCTCATATGACGAACCAGTATTTGTTACAGCGATTGCAGTAACTACGCCACCTGAAATAGTTGCAGTTGCCGCAGCAGAAGAACCTCCACCACCAGAGAATCCTACGGCAGGAACTTCGAGGTAACGTGTGCCACCTTGAATTAGTGCAACCGAGGCAACATTGTCACCACCAGCAGCGATTTCAGTATTGTCAACACCAAAGACTTGAGTTGATTGGAAATCTGTTGTCGAAACCGAAGCGATTGATGTTGGTTTTTCACTGATTGTATATTCTTGAGCAGAGAATACAGTAAGAACTGTTCCTGGATTCGCATTAATTACTGTTGCAACTGTGTCGCTGGCAACAGCAATAGCAATCATTTCCTGATTACCAACACGAACAACATCACCAACTGCAAGAGCAGGATCGAAGTTAGTTCCGTCACCTGTTAGAGTAGCACGACCGTAATCTAGACTTAGTGTGAAGGTATGTGAAGCACCAACACCATCAGTCGAAGCGACAATGGTTGGAACATTGTGAAGTGCATTTGCTTCTGTTGTTGCAACACTGAAAGTATTTGCTGTTACGTTAGTTACAAAGTAAGTGGTACCAGATGTTAGACCAACAACAGAGGTTCCTCCGCCGTTTGCATATGCAACAGGATCACCAAGTTGGAATGGATGTGCAGCAGAAGTATACACGCCAGCGGCATGACCTGTAGCAGCGTTGAATGTGATAGCAGGTGCAGTAAGAGTTACCGTTCCTGCCGATGTTTTATCGTCTTTATTACCCCATGCGGACATTAATTGTCTCCCTTTTTAAATTCTAGGTCTACGTGATTGAAAAATTCTTTTCTTTTCGATTCATCAAGTTCCGAGGGAGACTTGATACCATATTCATTTAGAGCAGTTTCAAATGCAGTCTTATATGACTCGTTCATTTTCTTTACTGCATCAATATCTTCTTTAGTCAGTTTATTAACTGCCATTGAAATACCCTTGTGGCGCTTCGTGAGTTTTTTCTCTAGCGGATTATTTGATTTATATGGAGTCGATGAAGAAATCGCTGTTCCATCTTTTATACCGCTTCTATATGATGTCATGTCAATGGAGTCTTTTGCTTTATTTATGTAGCGACCTGCCATTGCTTTTGAGATCTCATCGACCTGTTCAGCATCTTCTTTGGTTAGTTTATTGACTGCAGTTTTGATTCCTGTCTCACGATTCTTACGGAGACGCTCTGCTTTATCATAAGTTGCTTGGTTGAATCTCTTACCGAAGTGTCCTGTTTCACTGTCGCCTTGGTACGCAGCGATCTTTGTCAAAGGAACATTCTTTGGACTCATTACATTCTTTGGTTGTTCAGCACCCGATGCCTTCTTGACATAAGAACCCATTGTTGCTTTTGATAGTTCATCGACCTGCTCAACATCTTCCTTGGCAAGTTTCGTTTGAACCTGCTTAGATGCTGCCATGTAACCCTTTGCTCTTTTATTATACATACGGTTATCGTCATTGTCATCAGCATCAATAATATCTTTACGTGCTTTTGATCTGTATTGGTCCAACTTATCTACTGAAAGTTCATCAACCTGTTCGATTTCTTCGTTCTTCTGCTTGTTCATTGCCTTCTTAGCAAGAAACTTAGGAACATTCTTTACCGTGTTACCATACTTGTCTTTGCGCTCGCCAACTTTTCTATATGGACCTTCGAATGGCATGTCCATTTCTTCAGTCATCTCGCCTTGCATGTAGTTGCTTGCAGTTGTAATGTAATCTTCTGCCAAAGTAATCTTCGACTGCACCCATTCAGGTAGATTAGTATCTTCGCTCATCGAATCATGCATACGTTGCGAGTTAGCAATGATTGACTTTAGTTGGGACATAGCCATGTCACCTTCGTAGTCATACTCTGTCTTTTCTTTTGCTTCATCGAGCATTGACTTACCAAGTTTCTTACGAACTGCTTTTGAAAGTTTTGATGGATCAACACCGAAGTCCTTGGCAGCAGACATAACATGACTCTTACGAATGTTATCACCATAACGTTTGGTCAGGTGAGCAACGATAGGAGCATTTTCGTCGAGTTCAGTTTCTTCAGTAGCATAACCCTTAGCACCAGCACGTGCCTTATTGAATACAGTGTCATCACCGAGAACAATGAACATCATCGAACTGATGAACATGTTCATTACATCACGCTCGGCACCCTGAAGTGACATACCAGCATGCATTCTAGAAATGGCACGCTTTAGAAGTGGCAACGAACTTGTTGGCATTAGACCAGCGCGAACTAACTGGTCAAGTCTACCGTCCATGTCCATCGCTTCAGTCATAGTTGACCTGATAGTTTGCTCTAATCTCATTAAATGATTCCTCTAATCTTTTATCTATTTATATTACTTTGAGGTTGCGCGAAGCATCCACATGTGCTTTGCATGAACGTCAAGTCTTTCCTCGATAAGATTAACTAGACCTCTGTTGCCTGCTGCATCTGCCAATTTATGTGCAGCATTCAATGCTTCTACTACTGATACGTTTGCTTCAATTAAGTCTTGAAGCATCGACGGTACACTGTTACCATAGATTGATGAATCTTTAATTGTTGCAATACTAGATAGGGTGTCGAAACCATATGGAGCATATACATCTAATGCACGAATTTCTTCAGCAATCTGATCAGCAGCAGCAAATAATTCTTGATAGAGATTAGAAAAGAAGTCATGCAACTGAGAGAAGTCTTTACCCTCAACGTTCCAGTGGTGACCATGCGCTTTGAAATACATCGCAAAAGTATTTGCGAGTACTATCTTCATTGTTGTGCTTAGTTCTTCCATGTTAACAATTCCATTTTCTTAGTGCTAGTGCCTTGCGAGTCGGACGACCCTTTTCATCTTTCATTGGACCTTCGACGCCAGACATTCTAGCACAGAAAGACTTGCGTCGACCCGCTGCTTTACTGCCTGCCTTCAACTTAGAAGGTTTGGTTGTTACTGGTGCCTGTAGATTGCCACCATACTTATTGTTGTAATAGTCGCGACCCTTCTGGGTTAGACCACCAGTAGAACTCTTATGACCTTTACCATCGACTGCTGCTTCAGCAATGAATTGTTTAAAAGATAGCATCTTACTTTCTCTTCTTCGTTCTGCTGTTCTTGATTCTTGATTGCTCAAGTTTACGAACTGCTGGCATGACTCTGACAGATAGGCGAGCAACCATTGGTGCCATACGCTTTATCTGTGCTTCGAGACGTGTCTTTTCAGATGAAGATACTGTAGAAATATCTCTGTTACGCAACAGTCTCTTGTATACCATGCGTCGAGCAGCACGAATCGATCTCGATTTAAGTTTTTCTGGTGAAGACACACGTTTGATTGCAATATTTCTTGCCATCATTCGGCGACTCTTAGAACGCATCGCATTGAATTTTTTCTTGAGACGACCAGCAGGAGTAATACCTTCCTCTAGTTCTTCGCCTTCTTCATCAGGCGACTCATCATATTCAATTTCATCTTCGTCATAGAGATCTACCATGTCATCCCACGAAAGAGCAAGAACATCTGCTTCTAGTTCTTTTTCGAATGCTGTCTCATCAAAATCTTGGAAGCGAATGTCTTCATCATCATGTGAAATTACTGAAGAGATCTGATCACCTGAACCTTTATGTGCTTCATAAGAATCAACATGGTGTGTACCCATTTCTGCAGTGTCACACATCTGGCAGCAGTCAGGAGTTCCGCAATCTTCGTGAACACCTTCAGCAATTGTTCTCATAAACTCAGCGTGAGATTTGTGAGCACGTTTTTGTAGTGCTTCTTTTTCGATAGAAGACTTGGCAGAGTTATACTTCGACATGAATATGTCAGCATGGTTGCTAGAGATAGCGTGATGTTGACCATCTTGGAAGTGAACCTTTGACCCAATGCTAACTGCTTTACGTAGTTGCATTACAAGGTGGGGTGCTTCCTTTGCCTTCTCTGCTTCTTTTTTCTTAGCAAGAGTTTTCTTTGCTCTGTTAATATTAGCAGGATCTGCCAGTGTTTGTCTGACCTTTGCTTGGAACTTAGCACGTGCTTCAGCACCTCTTGCTGAGATCTCTGCCAAGTAACCTTCGCGGAAAGGATGTAGACCAAGATGCTGAGTTGTTACATCATCGTAACGTGGATCGAATGATGGGATCTTATCTGCTGCCATTGATTCTTGACCAGGAGTCATAGCAGCATACTTCTTACGGAGTGCATCAGTTCCCCATTCGTTGCTCTTACCGAGTTCTTCCTTGACAGCATTCTGACGAAGACTCTTGTAACGACGGATAGCAGTTTTGCGCTCGGAAGAACCACCAGGAGTTTTTATAAGATCAGCATACGCTTTCTTGATTTCTGGATTAGTCACACCTTCTTCAATTTCAGTTTCTTCGTGCATCGCAGGATTATATTTCTTTTTGAATTCAGAGAATCTGCTAGTGATGTTTTTATCTGTTGGACTGTCAGCAATATGACGACCATGCGCAGAGTCAAGGAAGTGTTTTACCATTACGTTTGGTTTCTTTGCATCTTGAAGGTGTCCAGCGTCGCCCACTAGTTTCTTAGCATAACGATGCATGGCAGAATATCTCTTATCTTTCTCAGCATCGTCGCGTGCTTCTACAGTACCATGGTATCCATATCCCTTGTTACCAGAGGTAACACGAGTCAATGCTTCAGTAATCTTTGCATTCAATGGTTTGCGACCCTCTTTCTCGGTTGCTTTCTTGTATGCTTTATCCATGTCTTCGTCTTTGTCGCTCTCCTGTGGTTTCAACCCAGGATTTGGATGATAACCATAGTCACCTTCTTCTGGAAATCCCTCTCTAGGATACTTCTTAGAATCTGCTTCGTCAAGACCCTTCTTGCGTCTTTGTGCAGCAGTGAAGTGATCAGGTGTTCCAGTATCTGGATCCATTTTTAGTTTCGCACCTGCCTTTTTTGCAACTGCTGCTTTTGCTTTGGCAATAATATCGGTTGCTTCAGGCACACAGTTAGGAACCTGACGTCCACCCTTTTTCTTCATGCCTACCATCTCATATCCCTTCCAGCAAGGATCGTCTTGTTTTCCTGGTTTACCGATATACTTTTTTTCTGCCATTACTTTTTCGCTTTCTTATTTAATTCGTCGACCGCTGCCTTGTTTTCGGTTATCCAGCGTTGGAGTTCCGTTAGTTGGACCGAGTTGGATTGGCAGATGGCGTAGTTGCGGATGATTCCGATGAGGGCATCAGTGTCTTTAATTCCTGAGGGGGACGCATCAGAACTTCTGGTGGCGTCGGCATCACTGGCACTGGCACTAATGTCGTGCGTGAACACCCAGCCGTTAGACATAACAGACTGACTAGGAACAGTGTTTTTAGCGGCATCAACATAAACATATTCTTTCTCTCTAATTGTGTTTGTTCTATCAACATATTCAGTAACTACATTATTGCTAATCTCTGAATTTTTTTTCTCCAGTTCAGCAACTTGTGCGCTTGCTTTAGCAGAGAATCTAGCAAGTTCTGCATCAGCATAAGCAGACCCCTTCATGTATCCATATACAAACACACCAAGTATTAAAGCAGCACCTGCTAGTAACTTATATGGTAATGGGATCATACCGAACATATCAATTTCCTCTTAGTTGCCTATATTTATACTTATGCTAATTCTTTAATTGTAAAAGCAAACCACACATCTAATTTGGTGCTGTTGTCTACTCTTCTCATACATAAAGTAAGCATGTTTGGAGATCCGCCGCCATGTAATTCTGCTGGACCTTCATCAGCACTTGCATTTTTACCAATTATGATACCACTATGTCGCATTACAGCACCATTTGGAGTAAACGTATTTCCAGGATTAGTTGAATTTTTGTCTTGATACACACGATATTGGCTATGAACACCAAATGTAGTCCAAGAAGGTACTGTTGTTCCTGAGATAGTTATATCACCCTCATACCATTCATATATGATAGTACTTGCGTTTGCGTTGTTATTACCAATTTCATAATCAATAATTTTGATCAAATCTGCAATATTAGCACTGCCATTTTTAAAACTGACAACAGGTCGCATAGTATCGTCCATAGTCCAACCACGATTTGTGTTTGTTGCATGGTTGTTAAACGAATAAAGGTCGCCAACTTCTTCTGATGTAATAATACTACCAGTAACTGGTAACGGATTTGCAGTAGTTACAAGATTACCATCGGATGTAACAAGACCATGGGTCTCATGAAACTCATTATTTGCTCTAATCTGCGACATCTTAGATTGTTCCTAGAAACTGTTTGAATGAAACTGACTCTTGGATTCCAAGACCCCGACGAACGTCTTTATACATCTCATGTTTGTGTGGTTTTGACATGGAAGTTGGTGCCATGGCATGGAATGTTTTCTCATCACCCGAAGACGCTGCATTACGCATCTTAGTTGCGGATGCACCAGCAACACCTTCGTCGGCATCAGTTCTGACTGCACCTACTGTCTTCACTTTTATCGAATCGAAATTGTAATGCCCATGGCGACCTTCAACATTATTATACTTGTTTATTAGGGAATGATAATCATGTGCTCTATCGGATCCAGCATGAACAACGATATTTTTCACACCTTGACTATGTAATTTAGACAAGTGATGGAGTAGAGTTGGTGCACCCTTGCTCATTGCTTCGATATTCGCAGAAGGAAATGCTCTCTTGAGATGCTTTACTTTAAGATCTGGAGTCAGCGGATTCTTTTTACCATCATGTGTTGCAGTTGTAAGAATAGTATGTTGTGCATTATCAGATCTTGCTGCATTTAAAACATGATTGATCATCAGCGCATGTCCAGCATGCACAGGTGCGAATCTACCAATAGTCACGTGGTGTGTTTCGCTCATTGCCCCTTACTCGCCTTAAACATTTCACTACGAGCACGATTTGCTGCCGAGAATCCTTGGCGGTCAACAACCTTCAGACCATTGTAAACATGACCTTCACCACCTGCCGCAGCACCTGCGATAGATGTATTGAAACCACCTGCACCAGAAGAATCTAATCCTCTCGAAAGGTGATTAGTTGCCTGTTGCAAGTGGTGATGAATTTCTAAGGTGTCGTTGAATTGCTTTTGGTGTTTAGAAACGTGATCAATCGCATCATCCAACACCTTCTTTTTAGCGACCTTTGTCTTGTCAGTTTTAACTGCATCAATCTTTTTCTGATGCCACTTCGTAAGATAACCCTTATACCCTTGAGTCGAAGGTGTATCATTGGTTGACAGTGTCGAGTTGATATACTGGCGAAGTGTTTGTTCGTGTCCAACATGATGGTCATAACTATGTGATGCCATCATTTGCTCTGCCTTTTTCAGATGTTCATCTGCTTTAGACTTATATTCTTTTGGAATAACTCCCTGTTCTTTTGACACAAGGTGTTGAACAAGATGCACATCAGGATGATGATTGAAACCATCAAGATTAGTCAGAGGTTTTGCCCCTGCTGGAGTAATCTTGGTGTGAATGACAGCACTTACTTTAGATTTAGCAAGTGCTTTGCCTTCAGGACTATCAGCATCTGTCTCATATTTAATTGTGTTTGGTGTATGAGAAATCTTTCCATTCTCATGCTCTCTAGATTCACGATCTGACATGTATCCGCCCTGATACTCGCCTGGAGTATGCGGAATAACTTTTGGAAGATGTTGTAGGAGAAGTTTTAGTGGATGTGCAAGATATTGTTTATGACTATGCTGGTCTTCAATATCTTGTTCGGAGAAATTATAGTTGCTTCCTGTGCCCTTATACTTAACACCGACTTTACCATCTGCTCTGCGAATAACATTGAACGACATTCTGTCATCAATCTTACGAGTCATGGATGGTGCTTTACTGGCAGAAACCTGCTTCAGCGTTTTGAGCGCATGCTTCGCTGGTTGCGGTCCATCAAAAAGTCTATCAGATGGATGCTCAATGTGAAGAATTGCTGCTTCAGAAAGGAATGATAAGAAACTCTGCATAGGGATCCTAATATAATGTTACTCCCTATTTATAATAATTGTACCCATTTGAAATTCAATCGTTTGTCGTGAAATTCTACTGCGTCCAAATTATATGGAGGGTGTGTTATTGAACATGTATCATTATCATATATTGGTTTAATTATATTGGCATCGATTGTCATTTTTCTTCCGGCTCTTCGACAATCAATTATAATATTTTCTAGTTTAATCCAATTGAATTTAGATTCCATCATCGCCAAAAATTGCCTATCACCATAATGATATGGTGTATACGATTCATCATATCCTCCACCTTGTTCATACATTGTTTTTGTGCACATAAAAGTGTTTGATGGACCACCACCCATGAGCACATTATGTCCATTGTGAATAGTGGTAAACCCATACCAAGAATCTTCAGAAAGTTTCATTTTATATATTTCATTCAACTGATCGGAATCCAGGAAATGATCAATGTCTAAAAAAATCAACCAGTCAGATTTAGATACTGCTGCGCCAAGATTTCTACATCCATGACTATTAAATCCAATATCTTCTGTCACTTTGTATAGAGAAACGTTAACATTATTTGAGATTGTAAATTGAGACAAAACCTCAGACGCAGGATACTGCGGAGATCCATCGTCTATCAAGATAATGGAAATAGGAATTTCATACGTATTCCAAGTTTTAATCGCTTGCTGTAAATAATTGGGATCGTCATAGTATGTTTGTATTATAGCAATAGAATTCATATAACTTTCTCCCATTTGAAATTCAATTTAGTATCTTTACACACAATAGATTCTTTATCAAATGGCGGACTATACACTAACATGTTCTCGTCGTCGTATACTGGAATTGATCTAGTATCATCATCAATAATTTTTCGACCACCGCGACGACATGTTAAGACCAACCAGTCTAGATTATTTTTCTGATATTTTCGCTCAAGATGGGATAACAGTTCACGATCTCCACGATGAAACGGCACAAACGATTCATCATATCCACCAGAATCTAAGAATAGTTTTCTCGGTATCATAAACTGATTCAATGCCATGTACGGATTTCCTCGACCTTGAAACTTGGCATTAAGTTCATACCAAGAATTAAGATCGAGGGTTTCAGTTTGTAATCTTTTGAGATCGGATGGTTGTAGTGTGTAGTCTATATCTAGAAACAACAACCAATTAGATTGTGCCAATGTTGCGCCAAGATTACGACAACCGTGACTGTTGAACCCAATATCTTCAGTGACTTTATACAATGAAAAATTAATATTATTATTTAATGTATGCTCTTTCAGAACATTTTCTGCAGGTTCTATCTGAGAACCATCATCAATCAATATAATATTTACTGGAGTGTTGTAGTTGTTCCATCTCTCGATCTGAGTTTCGAGATAAAATTTTTCATTGTAATACGTTTGAATAATTGTTATATTATTCTGCGACAATTCCCGCCATCTCCTCAGAGGCATCGACAACAGTCAAGTCAGTCGCAGGGAAGTCCACTGATTGCGTCAAGTGATACTGCATGTATTCATTGTGTGTCATTGATTCGTCAACATACAGTTGCCACCCCGAAAGAGTTTCGTGGAGTTGTGGATAATGATTCTCAATCATGTGTCGCTTAGAATCCATTACCTTACCAATCTCTGGTAGTGTTGGTTCATAATCAAATCGAGCAATGATATATTCCTTACCACCCGATGCTCTCCACAGAGGCATGTCTTCGGTTCCCGCATTGGTCCATACAAGTGTGGTTGCGACCAACTTCAATTTCAATTCTTGTGTTTCAGTTTCTTCAGTCATAATCTATCCTCTTATTAAAATGGTGATGCCAGTAGGATTCGAACCTACGACCTAGAGCTTAGAAGGCTCTTGCTCTATCCAGCTGAGCTATGGCACCAATTACTATTCAACTATACTATACTTATTAGAATTTGTCAACGGTTTTCTCGAAATCTATCTTTTTCAGGATAAACAAACCATCCCGTCGCAATATATTTTTTCCCGACTAGATCTGGATTTGCTCTATGAATGTGAGTATACGCAGCAGGCCATATAACCAACGTTCCAGCAGTAGGCGTAAATGCTAATTCCTGATGTTTGAATTCAGTTTGTCCACCCTCTTCAACATCATTCAAGTATAACATCCAAACTGCAAATCTTCCTGGAGATTGTCTACCCGAACCTTGTTCGTGGTGCCATTGATGGAATCCTCCACCTGTTTCAGAGCGCTGGAATTTCCATCCTGGTGCCAGGACTTCAAAAAATGATTTAGAGGATGCAGAATATGCAGAATTATACTTGCGCCAACCACGGGCCAAGGCTTCAACTATCTTATCCTCTGATTTTTTCAATGATCCGTAACTACTGGTAAATATATTCCAATCGGTTCTAGAAGAATCATCGGACAAAATGCAAGCACCACCAGGATCTGGGCGCGAAATAATATCATCGATCCTATCGCGTACCTCGGCGCATTCCTCGGCAGTCAATACGTTCGGATATAACTCTATAAAATTAGAAGTCAAATTTAGACAACTCCCTCGTTCGAGATCCAGTTGGAGTCCGCTCAAACACAGGAACAGCATCTTGTCCTGAATCGGTAATACCTTGTTGAGCAGATAACTCTAGATCATACAGTTTCATTTTACCACGGTCAATACCAACCATGAATCTTTTATTTATAGCAGGGTCATTATACCGATTCTTCAACTGCTTGACCATAAGTTGTCCCATGTTCTCGAGTTCTTCAGTAGAGATGAGAGCAAACATCAAGTCAGCAGTTGCAGGTAAACCAAATGATTCCGAAGTATCAGTCAGGTCGACATCACTGTTCGCATATCCACCACGAGTAGTTTGAGTGGCAGAAACAACAGGTAAATCAAACTCAACTGCGAACCCACGAAGTTCTTCAGCAATCGCCTTCACATATGTATATGAATTGACACCAGCACCTGCTTTAAATCGACTGGATGCACAGATGTTAAGATAATCGACGAAGATAATATCAGGATTAAAGTTGCGCTTCAGTTGTAGTTCGTTTAGCAATGCTTTAAAGTGACCGACATGCGCACTAGCAGTAGGATACTCCTTGATGATCAGTTTACCCTCAGTCTTTTTCTTAATCTTATCAATCCGATTATCGAACATGGACTTTGACAGATCCTTTAGATCCTGAATGTTTACGTTCATCAAGTTCGCATCGATGCGTTCAGCGATACGTTCTTCTGCCATTTCCATGGTGATATAGAGAACGTTCTTACCTTGACCCAAAGCACCTGCTGCCATGTGACACATGAACAAAGACTTACCAACACCAGTGCCAGCAAGCGCAATATTCAAAGTCTTATTTGGCAGACCACCATTAGTAATCTTGTTGAACATGTCAAGATCGAAAGGTAACTTGTTCTCAACACGGTGATAGAAGTCATATCGCGATTCCGAATTGTCAAGGTAATCATGCCCAACATTATTATCGAAACACACACTCAATGCATCCTGTAGAATGGACGGAATACCATCCTGAGTATGTTGCTTATCATCACCATCGATAATCTGAATCGATTGCATGATTGCATTGTAAACTGCCTTGTCCTTACAGAACTTCTCAGTCTCTTCAAGCAACCACTTCTCATTCACATCAAGAGAATCATCTAGATGTGTCAGTTTTTCATTGATATTTTTAAATTCATTTTCGTTTATACCACGGTCATTCTGCACTGCGATTTCAATTGCTTCAACTGTTGGCAGTGAATTATACTTCTCGATAAACTCTCTAGCATAATTGAAAATCTTACGCTCGGAAGTATCGTGGAAATATTCTGGTGTTATGAATGGAATTACCTTGCGAGCATAGTCTTCGTCGGAAAACAATTTACTCAGTATAATCGTCTCGATCTTCTGCAATTTTTAAATCCTCTATCTCATCATATTCATTTGCGATTCTAATGCAACATGGTTCACACACAAACATCTCATACTCGAGACCCTCTTCAATACCATGAAGACACATGGCAGGGTCATTCTTTTTCAGAACGACCCCACATTGATCACATATCTTGATTTTCGTATTCTTCTGAAATATCTTCATCAGAAATGTCCACATTGTCACCCTCCATCATTTGTCCGTTGCCCATACGATAACGATTTTCAATCCACTCACCGAACGTTGGGTCGGTAAGAATTGGCAACCAGAACTCTTTGGTATATGTATCATTGAGACGATACTTCTTTTCTTCGCCGACACGCTGGTACCAACCATTGCTTGGTTTCACAACGTGACCAGATGCCAATGAAATATCCAACAGACCTGACCACTTACTGATACCACCTTCGAAGGTGACTTCAATCGGGATCTTTGACTTCTCGCGAACGTAACGGGACTTCTCAACATTAATGATAAAGTTATAACCAACTACCTCGGTGCCAGACTTCTCTTGCTGACGACCGATGATGAAGATATTATCTGCAGAGTAGTAGATACCAGTTCCACCCGACACGATTGCCTTGGGGAACATACCAATTTCCATGTAAGTGTGATTGACCACAACCATAGGAATATCCTTAATGGTAAGGTGTGGGGTGATCATACGGAACAGCGACTTCATCTGCTTAGCACGTGTCATGTCAGCAACCGACTTACCGTCAAGTGCATCGTCGACTTCCTTCTTAGAAGCAAGGTTACCAACAGAGTCAACAACAATCATGACATTGTCAGCACGTTCGAACTGATTAATTTGCTGCATGACATCATGCTTCAACTGTTCAATGTCAGTGATTGGTGTGTGAATAACCATGTCAGTATTAATACCAAAGTTCTCAAAGTATGACTGTGGTGCACCAAACTCCGAGTCATAGAACAAGATAACACCATCAGGATACTTGTTCTGGAAACTCTGGATAAGCATCATAGCAAACGCTGTCTTGAAGTGCTTAGATGGACCAGCAAAGACAGTCAATCCTGGAGTCAGACCACCATCAAGTTTACCTGACAGGGCAACGTTCAAAGCAGGAACTGATGTTTGAATCAAATCCTTGGTACTGAACAACTTACTCTTAGAGAGAACATTAGTCTCCTTAATGGTGCTGTTCTTTTTAATTTTATCTATTAGTGCATTCATGTAAACATATCCTCTAACGTGGCAACTGGTTCTGTATTCCAACCAATGCCTTCTACAATTTGTTTTAATGGTTCAAGAAAACTCTTATTGAACATTGTATCATAATCTACATATCTATGTATGTCAAGCTCTTTTGGTATTTTACCAATAAAACCAATACAATTTTCGCGAATAGTATTTGGTTCCTTCAAGTATAGGAACTTAATCTTCTCGCCTTCTTGAATTGCTTCATACTTCATACTAAGATTGTGTTTCTCGAGCAGGTGATTATACATCAAAGCACCACGAACATGCATCGGCGTTCCTTTACCATATATGTCTGCTCTTGATGTATACTTAGCAAGTCCATTGACACTTCGCGGGAAAGCAATATCTTCAGGTTCCATTTTATTGAACAACCCACGAGTGTGCTGAATAAACTTCTGAAGAGTTGCTTCATCTGCAGTCAACGATAGTCTTACTGCTTCTTTGAGACTCTCGCGAACAGGCGCTGGAGTCGAGGAACGAACAATTTCGAGACCCATGACTTTGAGTTTCGGATCTTTGTATCGGACGCCTTCGTTATCGTAGACATTGAGTGCATACCTTTTCTTTGCAACCCAGAGACCACGTTCCGCGATTGCTTCACGTTTGAAGATAATCTTTTTTTGAAATGCATTCGTGTAGTCCGCAAGTCCATCGCAACTCTTGTTGATTGCCTCTGTGATTTTCTCTTCGCAGATTTTATCGAGAACATCAATGAGTTTATCGCGATCCAGATTGCCATAATACTTACGAACAAGAGGGTCCAAGGAAATGTAACAAGAATCAGTATCAGAGTAGAAAGAGTAGTTGTGTCCATTTGTACCTACGACCTTGTTAAGATAAACGTCAAGTGCCTTACCTACTTCCTGAATAATATACTGACCAGTGGTAGTGATACCCTCGGCAATACGAGCATCATAGTAACGGAAATATTCATTCGCCAACGCACCGAACAGTGAGTTCAACTGAATCTTTCTTGCCATCTGGAAGTTGTTATACTTTGAGATGTCATTCTTCAGTTTAGGATTCTTAGTTTGCTCATATTCTTTCTGAGCGATGATCATCAGTTTCTTGTAACGTTGTCGGTCATCAAAGAACTTCTGAACAATCTCAGGAAACATGCCCATCTTTTTGCGAGTATAGCAATAACCATTGGCAGTCATGCAAACATCATCTTGTTTGAGATCCTCGAGGTTATAACTATGTCCGAGCAATCCTTTCACCGTTGTGTCTTTTACTATACCCTGAACGAAAGTCTCTGGCGATTGGTTATACTGCATGATGATTGATGGATACAGCGAGGTAGCATCAAAGGAAACAACCCAGTCATACCTTCCTGGTTTTGGTTCTTGCACATACGCACCTTCAATAGTCCTACCCCTGTTTTCTTTCTTCTGAGGGATCTGAATATTTTGATCATGTAAGTGATTGTAAATGATACAATCCCACGTGCGAACCTGTGAGAACACATCCGTATAATTACACTTAGCATCGTATGCCATCGTGAGCACAAGTTCAATCAGTTTCATTTTGCGCTCAAGTTCATCAACGATCTCAACGTCGATGATGTTATACTCTACGAACCGTGTCCAATCTTTTGTATAGAACTCGCGGAATGTCTCATACGGATGCTCAAGTTTTTTCTTACCAAGTTCTTCCTTGGCGATATGATCCAACTTGTAACTCTCTTGTCGAGTATACGTAAACTTCTTATAGAGATCGAGATAGTCAATAACTGCGACGCCAGTAATATCATATGAGATATGTTCGCGACCCATGATTGTCAAATTCTTACGACGAACCAGACCCCATGGCGAGAACTTCTTGCGCATGGTTGTATCTTCTTCAGTGCAGAACAGACGATCTATCCGAGAGATTAGATACGCAACGTCGAACAGTTCGCAGTTCCAACCTGTAATAATATCTGGATGATTGTCAGAATAAAAACGCAGAAAGGTTTCTAGCAAGTCACGTTCGTCATCACATTTTACATAGAGAAACTTGTTGCCAGCATCCCTCAGGGTCTGAACAATCTCAGAGTTCTTATCATCAAATTCACCACAACCAAAGGTAATAATCTGACGAGTAATCAAATCCTTGGTCGTGATCAACAGAACACTCTCAATAGGATTGTTTACATCAGGAAACCCATGCTCTGCAGAGGTCTCAATATCGATAGTCTGAATATTAAGTTGAGACATGTCCCACTGAATTTCTCCAGGATACTTCTTTGTGATGTATTGGTAACCATAGTTGGTCTGCCCAAAGATTTCAAAGTTATCTACTTGACCATAGGTCTGGACAAACTGCTTGGCAGCATTGTTGTCTTCAAAGTCAATCGGTTGGAGATCTTCTCCATACAGAGACTTGTATTCTGTTTCTTCACCACCCTTGGATTTTACAAACAGGGTGGGACTGAAGTCATCTCGTTTGGTGAAGCGCACACCGTTATGTACTCCACGGACAAGAACCTTGGAACCATATTGGTGTGCGCATGTATAAAATTTCATGTAAATCCCTCATTATCAAATACTACTATACTATAAAACATAACAAAAGTAAAGGGATTTATCGTAACTTATATCCTATCTTTGCTTCTAGTTCTTCCAGTTTCATGGTTGAAACTTGTGACTTGGGAACAAGATTGTCTACGATATAGACTGCAACATTTCCACTCTCGAAGAATGCAACCTTATAAAGAAAGTCTGGGACTGGAACCTTGTTCTTGCCAATTACTTTTGGTGTAGCAGAGTAATGTGCACCAGTTACAACCCACTTGAAAGGAACAGAACGAACACGTTCTTCTAGATTCTTCCAAGCGACACGATTGACAGAAGGCAATTGCGGTGTCATGTTTGTCATGAAGAAAGTATCTGACATCTCGTTTGGATCATCAGCATTTGCTGCAGGAACCATGTGTCCACGGTCATAACCAGAGTTGGTATAGTCAGCAGGTGTTGGCGAGTCAGCGATACGCTTATCAGCACGGAAGTCATCAGTGCGTGGAGTTTTCTTCAACCGTTCTTGTGCAATCTCAGTCGAGAAAACATTTGCATTACGGTTGTCATCATACACAACTGCGAAGAATGAGTTGCAGAGAACCTTAGTGTTTGGTACTACGATTTCTTTACCGTTCGGGTAGAACTGATCACAGGGGGAAGCGAATGCTGTTCCTGGAATCAGAAATAATGCGAGAGCGATTAATGGTTTCATATGATAATCTTACTTTCTGGAACAACCAGACCTGATCCGTAGCGAGTATTATACTCGTTTAGCATACCAGTCTCTGGTTCAAAAACTGTGATAACTGCACCAGAACGCATAGGAACAATGTCATCTTTCGCGTATGGGCAGAATGGTGCTAGACCTATACCGAATTGATTATTCTGATTAGGAATCATCATAATCTGCATAGGTTTCTTTAGAATGACAAGACCATCAATTGTCTCATCGATATCAGCGATAATTTCATCACCACTGATTAACTTCACACATCTAATATTGCTCATGTATTCACCTTCATTGTTAATGATGGGTGAGAATTGCTCCCACCCACCAGATTTAAATTACTTTGTTTTACCTTCTGCTAAGAATTCGGCAGCTTGCGATGGATATTCAGCATCCTCATCAGTAATGTCGATTTTCTTTGCTTTCTTTTCTTCCGGAATAAATGCCTCGAGAAAGATCTTTAGCATACCATTGACCAGCGAAGAACTCTTTACTTCAACATTGTCGGCGAGAGTGAATTCACGCTTGAATCCTCGCTCAGCAATTCCCTTGTAAAGATATTCAGTGGAGTCAGACGAGTCGCACTTTCCTTGGATAGACAACTTGCCTTCTTGTAATTCAATATCAATTTCCGACTTACCGAAACCAGCAACTGCCAGTTCGATTACGTAGCGACTTTCATCGACTTTCTTGATATTGTATGGGGGATATTTAATTGGCATCATTTGCGCCGATTGATCAGCAATATCTGCTAATCTTTTCATGACGCGATCGGCGCCAACGAAATAACGGTCGAAGTCTGCTAAATTAGTTGTATTAAATTTCATAATTGTTCTCCTATTAAGCGAGCGTTTAAAATGTGCCATCCGAAGCATGGCACCCTCTATTTATACTATACTTTTAGAAGGAAGTCAATTATTTTTTAAGTATTTCCCATGTTCCATCATAATTTTCCACAAGAGCAGTGCAACTTTCACACCAGTCACCATCGTTCATGTAAACAATATCATCATATTGTGTAATTTCTGCATGATGAATGTGACCACAGATAACTCCATCGTAACCCTTGCGTTTACAATAGTAAGACATTTCTTTTTCGAACTCACCAATATAATTGGCAGCAAGTTTTGCCTTACGCTTTAAATACTTTGCCAAACTCCAAGGTTGCATCCCGAGCAGTCTTCTTGATGTATTAATAATCTTATTGACATAGAGCAGAGAGTCATATGCAAAGTCTCCCAGATGCATGATGAATCGACCAGTCTTTGTTCGCATCAAGTTATCGAAGAGATCACCATGCACCACTAAGTAGCGTTTACCATCTACCCCAACATGAACACAACGATGCTCTACTGCAATTTTACCGATTTTAATGTTGGGAAATGAGCGAAAGATTTCATCATGATTACCAGTGACATATATTACTTCTGTCTTTTCTGACATCTTGAGTATTTTTCTGACAATCTTATTGTGGATCTTTGGCCAGTACCATTTCTTTTTTAGACGCCATATATCCACAATATCTCCAACGAGATACAACTTTTCAGTTCTAATCGTAGATAGGAATTCTAGCAATGCTTCAGAGTTACAATGCTTTGACCCAAGATGTAAGTCTGAAATGAATACCGATTTGTATTTTTTACCAGCATTCATTGTCATATACAGATTTACTTTTTGCGTCCAATGTTATATTTCTGAACGAGTTCCCATTCAGTCTTTTCTTTGAACGCAATTACTTTAATCTGATTTAGTGGTGCTTTATCTTCATGAATCTCAGGATTTAGAATAGTGATCAATCCCCAATCCGAAAGAAGATGTGCTACCGTGTTTCTGCGCTGTAAATCATTGTCACTAAAGTCTGCATCTTTACCATCTAAGGCAAAGAGTTCTTTAAAGTGCACGATGAAATATCTGCCCTGCTTGTGTAGAATGTGACATGATTGGTAAAGAATCTTTTCTTTTCTTGATGCAACACCTATGCGAGAAAGAGTCTCTCTAACTTTCAAGAAGTCGTCAGGATTCTTTAGGATGACTTCCAAGGGTGCATACCCTGGAAAGTCAATGTCAAAAAAATCTTCGCTCATTTTTTACCACCTTTAAACAATTTCTCTTTTATGTATTCTTTTTGTTCTTCAGAGAGAATTGTGAGTGCTTGGCGAGCCTTATCATTGCTATAACCATAATACTCTTTCACCATCTCCACTTCGGCATCGTCTTCGATTTTGATCCATTTGTCAAAACGTTTTCTAGCGCGAATAGTATTTATAAGATACATGTTTTGCATGCTCTTATCGAGATGGGGACGGCAGTTCATTTCATTTGCAGGGTGGACAGTATCAATGCTGAATGTCAACCCACGATTAATTATCCAAGGATTGTACTGTTTCTCAGACCAATCATCAACAATTAGATTCTTCTTTTCATAGTTTATATCTTTGATAAAATCGAAGGGAGATATACCTTTCTTCTTTTCTTTGTACTCCTCAGCATCATATTCAACTTTTGGAGCACCCAAACCATCGAGCACCCCAGTCATTATTTCCACTCCATCCCTGCCATGATTTCAGCAAGGCAAGCAACAAGATTTATCTCAGGGTTAGCAGCAAACGCTGCCTTATACTGATAATCTGCAAGCAGTAGAACCAACTGCGAAGGATACTTGACATCATCTAGAATGGTGTCATAGATCTTGCGGAAGATAAGATTTGGGTCATTGTCGATATTATCGACCACCCAGTTACGCATCTTCTTGAAGTCTTTGCCTTTCAACGAAGCGACAAGTTCTTTCATGTTGACTTCTTGAACGTTGACGAGGATACCTTCATCAATAGTTCCAGACACACTGTACCGTTGTAGTTCGTTTAGGACACGGCGATAGTCAGGGAAATGCTTCTTAAGAACCTCAGCGACAACCTTCTCATCGAATGTTACATTCTCAGTTGCAAGAATGTCAGACAGACGCTTCATGAAACGACCTGCCATCTTAGGACGATCTGCCTTTGTCAACTTAAATTCGATGACAGCAGTCCGACTGTGAAGTGGAGCAATGATACGATTCTTAAAGTTACAAGTGAAGATAAACCGACAGTTGTTTGCAAACTCTTCGATGAATGCACGCAAGGCAGGTTGAGTAGAGTTTGGATTCAGATAGTCTGCCTCATCAAGGATAACTACCTTGGTCTTACCACCAAAGGAAACTGATGAAGCGAACTCTCGAATCTTGGTGCGGAGAACATCAATACCAGACTCCTCAGAACCGTTGATGATAATATAATCACATCCAAGTTCTTCACAGATTGCTCGAGCAATCGTAGTCTTACCAACACCTGCTGATCCACAGAGAAGCATGTTGGGGATTTCACCAGTCGCGACGAACTCGCGAAATGTTTTTAGTTGATCATCGGGTAGAATACAATCATCAAGTTTGCGAGGACGATACTTTTCAACCCAAAGGAACTGTTCTTTTGATGCGTTCATTTTTCACTTCTTCCATTATGTTATACTCAGGAGTCCATCCCAAGTTTCTCAATTTTGAATTGTCAGCGTGTGTAACAATTCGTTCACCAGTTACTTCACGAATAGGGACATCACGATATCCAAATTCACGAGCAACATCAACAACAGAGACAGGATTGCCTGTCCCAATATCCACTTTACCCTGAATACGGGTATCTGTCAATAGAATTCTCATCGCTGAAACAACATCTTCAACATGAGTCCAGTCACGTTTATGATCAGTAAGATACTCAACTTTATCATTGAGCATCATGTCGTAGAACATGTCGGGACGGGAGTCAGGTCCATAGACAGTGTGAAAGCGCATTCCTACTGAGTATTTTGGAGCAATTTCTTCCATTGCCTTCTTGCTAGTAGCGTATGGATTCTGCCACCACTCATAGATTGAAGACGAGGACGCATAAATGCACCGAAGATTGAGACGTTCGCATTCAGAAAAGACTTGCATCGATCCTTTAACATTCACGTCCCAATATTCTTCAGGGTCTAACCAACTCTTGCGCACACCTGCTAATGCAGCAAGGTGAAGCACTGCTCCATAATATTCTGAGATCTTAAACTCTCGAATATCTCCCTCATACGGAATCATATCAAAGGAGTCGGACAGAATGCGCAAAGCATTCCGCCCGATAAATCCATCATGTCCTGTAATCAAAACCTTCAAGTGAAGTTACTTCACACCAACAACAAACTCAAAGTCATTCAATACCAGAAATTTATTAAACTGACGAACGATTTCTTCAGGATTGCTATCAAGTTCAACATCAAATTCGATGTTGACACTACGGTTTAGATGTTCATCATCACTGTTATACGGGACTCGTGCACCGAAACTGATTTCCAATTTATTCATGTTACTCTCCAATTAAACTACTGACGATGGTTCCATCGCCAACCAATACTCAAGGTTCTTGGTTGCATGCTTAAAGTGCATCGCTTTCTTGCGACCAAGAGAAACAGCGTAATCATCTGTGATCACCTTCAGATTCTCAACCTTTAGACGACAATCAAAGTCACCAACATCAGTTGTGGTCAATTCCTTACGATACGCATTGGCACGTGGATTGCTCGGATCACTGACACTCAATGTCACCTTACCATCCTTAGAGACAATGCTCATGGTTGGTGCCGAGAGAACGTTCGCTGCCTTCTGTACCATGCTGATGTCAGCGGCAGTCAGAGTGAAGTCAAAGAATGGATCAATCTCGAGAGTCTTATCTGGAGCAGCGGTAACTACACTTGGGTCAGCATAACCATACTCAAACTCAGACTTACCTTCACGAAGGAACATACCTGTTTCTTCAAAGTCAATCTCAGGATTTTCCCAGAGACTCAGCAATGCAAGGAAGTTGTTCAAGTCATATACCGCAAACTCACGGTCAAACGTTTCGGCAACTGTTGCGCGAGAGAGGATATTCTTACCCGCACTGACAGTGGATAAAACATTACCCTGACGAACAAGGATGTTAGTATTAATACTTGCAAAGTTCTTTAGAAGTGCAAGGGTATCGGATGAAATCTTCATAATATATTAGTCTTTCTTCTTGTTAATTTTTTTACTGTTTGTTTCAGTAAATTCAATTATACCTGGAATAGTGTCAGAAGTCAATAGAGAAGTGGAACCCATGTTGTTTTCAGTCCAGGTAGGCCAGTTAGGAGCAATTGTATAGTCAGGTTTTACAGTGATCGTATCTGAAACAGACAAAGATGTCTTTAATTCATACGGTTTAGGCTTGACTTTTGCGGTTGTTTCGGGTATACTAATCTGTTGTTCCTTATCGTGCGCATGCATCGCAATGATTGCATAGTGAATAACTTTCAACAAATCCTTGCGCCAGTCTTCAGGTGTTCCCTTGTGACCATAGCGTTGGGCATATTTCAGGATATTTCCTACAGTGAAACCAATACCATGACCACCGTCGATAATAAACTCGGTTGCTTGGTATTGATTCTGCGAGTAATGCTCACCATAGGTGGCATCAATATACTGGGTAATCTCCCGAAGGAGATCACCCTCATTATACTTGTATTCAATTGTCATGTGTTCTCCTTAAAATGGAACTTCTTCATTTACAGACTGGAAGTATGCGTCTTCATTCACACCATCATCTGGCACCGCATCGCTGTCGACTTTCTTATAGAGATCTAGGAAAGCGGACTTGGTGTCAGCATCGAAGCGA